GGAAAGATTGACGCCACCGCCGCCACCTCCGGGGACCGAAGTGCGCACCATGCCGGAGATCTCGATCGCGAGCTGCGCGTCGGCACCGACGACAATGTGCGACAGGTTAAGGCCGATCAGGGTTACCGCCGTACCGACCGGTCCATAAGGACCGCCAACAATGGCGGTCTTGAACGCCATGGACGTCACACCGGGCGGCCCCTCCGAACCGGTCGGACCGGTAGATCCGACAGGCCCGAACGATCCCGGCGGTCCCGTCAAACCTTTCGGCCCGTCGGTGCCGGTGTGCCCTTGCGGCCCGGTCGGTCCGGTGCCGATTGGTCCAGTCGGACCGGGTATTCCTTGCGGTCCAACACTCGCCTCCGCGATCGGACCAGTCGGTCCGGTCGGTCCGCCGGACGGACCGGTCGGTCCGCCGACAACCACCACCGGTTGGGCCATGATCGGAGCTGGGATGTTCAATGCCATGCCCGTCATGCCCCGATATGAGTCATCATAGCTGAAATAGCATTGTCGTAAGGGTGAGAGCCGTCGGACGACGTGAAGCCCTCAAAGAATTTCATATTTGAATTTTGCGCAGAACCACCGATCGAACCAAGATTTAAAGCACCATTGAGGTTAAAGGTGTTTCCGCTCGGAGCCGACCTCTCAGCCCCGTTAATGCCAAGGTAAACAAGACCGTTGTGGTGCCGCCAATGAAGAACAGCTGGCGTTGCCGGTGCTAAATAACCAAAGCTTTCGTCTTTGTTCGAATCCCAGTTGTATCCAAAGATCGTCCCGCCGCCGTTCGTTGTGCCGAACAGCCCCAGATATTTTAAAGCGTCCCCCAGGATGCAATCGGAATCAAAACAGTTAACGGGGTTAAGCGTGAACGCATCGATGATGACCGACACGGCCATAAACCCGGAACTCGCAGTGACGTGATTGCTTGCGATCGACGTGGTCACCAGACCGTCACCGGAACCAGCCCCGCCAAAATCAGCACACGCGCGACTGTTCGGACTGGCGGTTGCCAAAGCAGGGCGGCGCGTTGCCGCCGCGGCGTCAGTAAAATTTCTGGCAGCAACAGCTTTTTGGTTCGTAATCGTTGTGATCTCGCCGGCAATATCGACGTATTTTGAGCCACCAAAGCCACTGACAAGATCTCTCGACAACGACCAGGCTGACGTGATGTTGGCTCCGTATTCATCAAGAATAGGAACGACCGGCGCCACAACGTCCGTCCGAAGACAAGTTGCAACATTGGAAACTTTGCTGTCGCCGGCGACCTGATAAAAATGTACCCAGCAAGTACCACCGGGCAACCCGGACGCGACGGCGGTCTTTTCACCCGACGACCCAACAGCAATAGACCCCGAGGCTACAGCCGCTGCAGAGGTTTCATCCTGGCCTGCAACGATCTGCGCCCCGGTCGGTTGGATCTTACTTGGTGTCACCACCCAATAGATCGTGCCCGTGGTGCCGGTGGTCGTGACAGCCAGATCCGCCGTCGTTGAAGAGGTCGGAAAAGCTTTCTGCGAATACAAAGCCGGTGCGCCCGCCTCAAGAACGTAAATATTTACTGCTTCTTCGATGAAAATGTTTTCCGCATCGGTGGTGCGGATAAGCAACGGCTGAATGCCGGGAGCAAGACCGACGACCGGAACACCGGCACGCAAAACTTCATCGTCAAGGTAGAACGACTGACTTTGATACACCGCAGAAACAATCGCCTTGTTGACGGACACAAAATCGATGATGGCGTTGGTTTGCTGGTACACCGCCGAAGCGAGGAGTTTGTTTGCATAGGTTTTTGGCGCGGAATAATGCGCCAGCATGTCCGCAACGAGCGCATTCTGCTGCGCGACTGACGGGATGACGTTGAAGGCCACGCCTTCAAACAAGGACAGCTGTGTAAAGACGGCAGCGCCTGAAAACGTAGCAGCAATCCGAATAAGCCCCGCTACAGTATTCATATTAGGGGCAGCAACATTCAACCAAGTTTCACCGTTGGCCCGGAACCCAAGCACGCCGGATTCGTGCTTCCATTCAAGAACGTAAAGCGGACCGTTCACTATCGGCATAATTTCTGGAGTGACGCGGTTCGAACTCGACAACAAGAACGCGCCGGCTGCCGGCTCGGATCTAAAATAAAGCCCGCACGCTTGTGACGAATCTCCGAAAACCGCATCGTTGAAGTGCGCGTTGCCGCTGTTTGTTGTCACGGCGATTGGAAGGGCAGCAAAAACAAAATACCCGGTGCTCACCGTGATAAAATTGGAAAACGCCGGCCCGATCAAAATGTCATCGGTGCCATCGAAATTGGCGCAAGCCCTGCTCTGCAAGCCGCCAGTGCTGACCACCGGCTGCGCTGCAGCCGTGGCCTGCGCCAAATGCCTGGCATTTCCAGTCTGGTCGTTTAAGGATGAGACACCGGTCGCCACGTTGTACTTGGCGCCACCGTAAGCGCCAACCAACACACGATCCATCGACCATGCTGCAGTGACGTTACTGTAGGTGTCGAGGATGGCCATCAGGTACGCGACCTCATCCCGAATTGAGCCGCATTGAGTTCCGCAATAGTCCAAGCGATCCCAGTGGCTGGAGAAACATCAAAATTTGTACGGACGGCAGCCTGCGCGACAGAAAGGGTTTTGTTGGCTGCGTCGTAGTCGGTCGAACCAATCCGGGTAAAATGATTCATTTGCGACGGCCCGCCGCCGTCACGGGAAGCAAACGAATTAATGCCGACGGTGTTGATCACTTCACCAGCAACGAGTGCTGGGAAATCCGTCAAAGAAAATGAAACTCTTTGGTCCGCAGCTGCGCTCGTAAGAAAATCCGTGCCGAGGATGACTTCATCGACCGCGCCAAACCCACCCCCGGTCCACGCAGTGTAATTTCCGTTGGCGTCTGGAACGCGGGTCACCAGCTTGGCCCCGATCGTGTTCCAAGTTGCAACGATAGCTTCCGAAAAATATGTGGTGGTGCCGCCAGCCGCCGATGAACCCCACAGGCCCATGGTGTCTAAATTTGCCAACCCACCAAAAGAATAATCCGGGGTTACCGCTATAACCGGAAGCCCATCTTTATAGACGCGAAGAATCCCAGGATTCCCAAGTTTTACAAACACGTCGTATTTGGTGCGCACGGCAGCCTGCGCCATGGAATTAAGTCCGGCTGTGACGGTGGTGTCCCACGCCGAACCATTCCACTGAAAAGCACGCAGCATTGTTGAAGCGGCTGCAGACTGAGAAATAGCGATTCTTTTAATTCCACCGGCCTCCAACGTAAAAAATTTCGATGGAGTGCTACCGGTTGCGGAAGCATGAATTACAAACGAAGACCAGAATTCATTGGCTGAAAACGGAAAGCTTTGAACCCCATAGGTAAAATCAGATCCAAGCGAAGCAAACACGTTCGCCCTGGCATTTGCAGGATTGAAGTATGCGCCCGTGTTGTTCACGCAACCGTAATTGACGGCCCAATCTTCCAACTCGGCGGCCTGAAACAACACGCCCATCTCACTCCTCCAACGTGTAGGTGTATGGCGCTAGGCCGCCCGTCGTTGAGAACAACCCAACAAGCCTGGCGTTGCCATAAACGTAATTTTTAGAGAGCTGCAGAACCATGACCGGCATCGGCCACACCAGCACCTCACCGAGGTAGGCTTTGTCGGCTGCGGCACTGCCCAGATAAATCGCGTCCGCTTCGTTGAGCAGCATCACCCCACCACGATGTAAAGGATGCTCGGGTTCGGCGGGCTTAGAGCATCGTAAGCAGCCTGCGTCAGCTGCACCCAGTGACCTTCGGGTCCGGTCGCGCCGGTGTTGACCGCGGTGCCGGGTGTCCCGGTCATGCCGGTTGGCCCGGTCGATCCGGTCATGCCAGTCGGTCCGGTGCTGCCGGTCGGTCCCAACGAACCGGTCGGACCGATTGGTCCGATCGGACCGATCGGTCCCTGATCGCCCAGCGGTCCGATGTCACCGCCTTGACCCTGCTGACCAGTCGGCCCGGTCGCGCCGGTATTGGCCGCGAACCCCGGTATGCCCTGCAGACCAACCGATCCGGTCGGTCCGGTCGGTCCGGTGCCGCCGAAGAATCCATCGACGCCTTGCTGACCGGTTGGTCCGGTGGCGCCGGTGTTGGTGGCAAAACCCGGTACGCCGACAGCGCCGGTCGGCCCGCTTGGCCCGGTGATGCCGGTCGAGCCTGTGATTCCAGTCGGTCCCGTGCCCAGCGGTCCGGTCGGTCCGGTGTTGCCGGTCGGTCCGGTATTACCGGTTGGCCCAGTGCCCAGCGGTCCGGTGTTGCCGGTTGCACCGGTCGGCCCGCTGCTGCCGGTCGGCCCGCTGCTGCCGGTCGGCCCGCCGGCCGGACCGGATGGTCCGGTGGCGCCGGTGTTGGTGGCTAGCCCCGGCACGCCGGTCGGCCCAGTCGGTCCGGTGCCAGGCGGTCCGGTCGGTCCGGTCACCGTCGAGTTATCGCCAGTCGGACCCGCCGATCCCGGCGGACCCGTCAAACCGCGGATCCCGGTCGGCCCCGTGAACGCGCCGGCTCCGGTCGGACCCGTCGGTCCCGCTCCCGGCGAACCCGTCACGCCGGTCGGCCCGGTGGCACCCGGCACCGCCGGCCCGGTGGGACCGGTATGTCCCTCGATCACCACGCCTTCGCGAACGACAACGACCGGCCTTGCCGCTATGGGTGCAGGTTCGTTGTCGACGACGGGCATCGGGGCGACCCTTTAAACTGGCGGATAGGTGACGCCCTGCACGACCTCCAGAGTGCCGTACATCAACGCCACGCGAACTGCGGGAGGCGCCGGGTCGTTGCCGGCGATCATGACGAGGTCGTAGACGTAGATGCCTGGTGAAAGACTCTCTTGGATCGCCTGCGCGTCCACGTTCATGTAGACGACCCGCTTGATCACGTCGGCGATGATGATTTCGTTTTCGGCAGAGGACAGCGACAGCAGCGGCGAAGCGTCGTAGGGGTTACGCTGCACGTCGAGTTCGAACATCTGGCCCTCCAGCGTCCAGTCGGTGGCGTCTGGAGTAAACTGGAAGGCATCCTGCCAGGTCACGTTGTTGCTGATCTTGAGATCCTGCCGTGACGCCGTCTGGCTATGGTTGGCCCAATTGCTCATCGGCTATCTCGGTGATGGGTGGACGTTGTAGGTGCTGATGCCGCCGCGCTGGGTGGAGGTCCGGTGGCTCTGCGGAAACATCCAGCTCTGCGTGCCGATGGTGTTGGCCTTCAGGGACGCCACGTACGCTCCGGTGGTGCCGTCGTTGAATTTCCCCATGTAGAACTGCGCCAGCTGCGGGTTGGTGTAGCTCTGCGCCGGGATCATCATCATGTGGCCAAGAAGGCCGTGAAGCAGCACCTGGGAGTGCTTCGGCAGGATCCAGTCCGGGATGTTGGGCGGATAGCAATTCATCGGATCGGTGACCGTCTTGACGACGATCGCCGTCATCGGCTGGATCTGAGAGAACGGATAGAGGAAATGCACCGTGCCGATGTCCGGCATCAGCGCCGCTTCAGGCAGATTGTGCTGGTTGAGCACCGCCTCGAGCCGCAGGATGCGCCCCTGGGTCACCTGTAGCGGATAGTCGAGCGTTTCCGGGATGGCGGTGAACTTGATGCTCTCGGTCCAGCAGCACGACTGGTCGAAGAATTCATGCAGCACGTCGTACAGTTGGACTCGCAACTGGGCGTCGGAAGAACCAATCAGGCCGACTTTGGCCTGACCAATCAATTTGCCCCAGTAGGCGTTGAATTCGTTCTTCTTCATCCGCCACCTTTACCTTTCGGCGGCGAGCCGCCGACTATGGCGCCTAGCGCCTTGCCGACCAACCCCTGCGTGAACAGCGCCAGGAACGCTGTCGCTCGCTGGTCCTGGTAATCCTCCTGATCACGCTCAAGCGCGTGAGCGACGATTCCGTGGACGATGGCCAACCGAAATTGTGTTTCAATTTCAACGTAGGTGTCGTCGATCGCCTCGAACGACTGCACCTGCCCGCCGGTATCCAAATTGTAAACGAACAGCTCCGGCTTGATCCGGCGCGCTTCGATCAGCGCCGCATTGAGCGCCATCAACATGCTGGGGTCGTCGTAGCGATAGTCTGGGACCAAATCCTGCAGAATCACTCGGGCGTCAGCAACGTAATCGGCCACACTGTTGTAGGTGGGCTGATCCCGGTGGCTGAAATTCCCGTGATAGCTGGCAGACGTCGGCATCGCCCTAGGCTCCTCCGTTGCAGGAGGAGTCTAGGGGTCGATTCTTAAGGAATGGTTAAGCCAAAATGACCTTGGCTTCGCAGAGCGCCGTCGGGTCGACGATCTGGTAACCGTAGACCTGCAAGCCACGCAAAATCTGCCCGAAGGTCAGCTCGCTGCGCAGCGTCTCCACCTTGGAGATCTGCGAGGCGAACGTCAGTCCGTGCGCGTGTCCGGCAAACACCGGCTGCTCGCCGGCTGCGAAGTTGGTCGCGTCGGTCGCTGCAGACGGCAGCAGGTTGGAAATGTAGATCGTGAACCGATCCACCATGCCCAGCCGGCCGTTGCGCAGCATCGAGACCGGATCGCCGGACAGGTAAGCCTGCCTCAACTCGGACTGCTTGAGGTAGCGCCCGAGAGCAGCCGACATGACCACCCAACGCCCGGTTTCCGGGATGTTCTGCTCGTCCATGCACTGGCCGAGACGGAGCAGCACTTCCAGGATGTCCGCCTGACCCGCCGTCGGCGCCGCCTTCACCACCGTCACCGGGGTGCCCTTGATGCCGAGGTTGAGGTTGCCGGAGATCAGACCAGCCGTCGCACCCTTGTTCTTGGCGTGCGCGCCGCCGACCAGGCCGCCCAGCACATCGCGATCGACCGTGATCTTGAGTTGCTGCGCCGCGTCGTCCGACCACATCGAGAGCAGATTGAGATCGCTCTGGATCTCCATCACGTCGTCGAGGATCAGCGAGAAGTACTTGCCGATGCCGATGTACAGCTCGATCGAGCCGCCGGACGGGCGGTCGAGGCCAAGCAGACCGTCGGCCTGGTAGTCCTTGATGGTGATGGTGGGCTTGGTTCGGATCTTGACCCGATCGCCCATGTTCTGGATTTCGCCCTCATAGTCGGTGTTGGAGATCGCCGACAGGACGGTGGAGGCGTAGAACTTCTCGACCATTTTCGCGCTCCAAATTTCCGGGATAAATCCGGTCGCTTGGAGGGTATTGGCCGTCGAGCCGACAGGCGTCAGCGGCGTCGTCGATCCCACTGTTGCAATGGGATAACCAGCGGTTGGAACAGGCATCTGATAGCCCCTTGTGCTTGGGGACTACCGCGCGTTCGCGATCGAGCAGCCCCCGGTTACCGGATGCGCCCTTCTCGACCAGCTGCAATGATATCGGCGTCTTGACGTGCCCACTCGGCCTCACGGCCGGTGTACGCACCTTTTTGGTGCATACGATACAGCTGCGCGATCTGAGCGCGTGTGTAAATGGGTTTGTCGGGCGGCACCCCGGTGTCGCCACCAGTCGCCGGCCTTGCCCTGCCAGGAGCCGCCAAAGAGGCCAGTGGTACCGCCGCTTCCCTGGGAACGCTTGTTGCCGGGGCTTGCTGCGCTGGCTCGATGTGACCCGTAGCTGCTTCCTCCTGGAGGAAGCCTTTGAAGAACGATATCACTCTGGGGGCAGAGCCGCCGGAGATAGCGTCGTTCAACAACTGCTGTCTAACACGTCCAGACAAAACGTCAACGCCCAACAGCCAGCGGTGCCAGCGCGGATTGCGATCGATCTCTTTGTAGTTCGGCACGCCCAACTCGACAGCCTGGTCCATCCGGCGTCGTGCTTCGATCGCGAGCTGCTTGCGCAGCGCGGCGTTCTGCTGCTCGACCTCTTGGATCTGCGGCTGCACCGCCTGCAGCGCGGCGCGCTGGGTCAGGTCGACCAGCTCGGGTCCGTAGTTCTCGACGTCCTGATCGGTCAGATAGTTCTGCGCTTGCCGGCGCTGTTTGGGTTGCGGCGGCTTCTGTTGCTGGGCGTGCATCAGCTCGTTGCCCAGCTGCGACATCTGCTCCTGCATCTCGCCGATCGTCTTCTGGGTTGCGGCGTAGCGCCCCTGCATCGCCAGGAACCGGGTCTTCCACGTCAGATCGTTCTCGTCGGTTAAGTCCGCAGGCGCGGCAGGAGCGGGAGGTACCGCCGGCGCAACGGAGGGCGAGGCCGGCGTTGCCTGCGCCTGCGGGGGAGACTCAAGGGTGGGGGGTGGAGCCGGCGGATCACCCGACGGCGTGTACAGGGATTCGACCTGCGCGACCCGCTTCCTGACAGCCTCGGGGATGTCGTTGGGGTCGTACGGCAGCTTTTCCTTGGGCACCTGATCGACGACGACGTCAACCATTTTTAACCTCCTCGAGCACTTTCATGAGTTTTTTGCACTGCTGCGCATGGCCCTGATACAGCGACAGGTTCTCGGTCACTTCGGTCAAAACATCGATCGTGTTCGCGGTGTACTCAGCGAAAGCACCGAAAAAATCGTCGTAAGCCCGTGGTGCAGCATTCCGTAGAAAACGAGCTTTGGTCTTCAGATTATCGGTCGAATTCACTCTTCCTCCCCGATCGACGGGGGCATCATCGCGGTTGGAGCACTGCCACCGCGCGAACCCATCGGAACCGGTGGCGCCGGCGCCGCCGGGGCCTCCGGCGCTGACTTCGGATAATTGTTTGCCGCCCGCGCCAGCGTGTCGGCGCCGGTCAGCGTCTCGTACCCGCCGGAGCTGCGCGTTTGCTCGCGCGCGCCCTTGCCGATGTGCTTGACCACCTTGCCGCCCTTGGCGAACGGCGTGATGTCCTTCTTGAATGGCTTGCTATGAAACATTGGGGTCATACCCTCCGTAGCCGATCCCGGCACCGCGGACGCCCACATCCGGGCCGCCGGAGTACGGCGTGCCGCCCTTGCCGTATTCGCGCGTGCTGGTGGCCTTGATGCGAGGCGCAGCCAGCACCGCCTTGGACGGGTCCATCGGCTTAGGCTTCGGACCCGACACCCGGCGCATCGACCGCAACGGTTGGCCCATGCGAGGAGGCATCAGCGTGCGCCTGTCTGGCCTGCCTTGGCGGGCTGCGACCCGTTAAAGCCGAACATCTTGTGCGAGCCGCCGGCCGCGTACTTCGGGCCAGGCGCTGCGGATGTGTCTTTACCGGTGTTACCGGGCTTGTCCGGGCCTGCAGATTGCTTGCCGAACATCGCGGTGTCGCCGCCCTCGGCGAACGTCACGTTGTGCTGGGCTTCTTTGGTCTTCGTCGGCGCGACCATATGAATCCTCCTAACAGACCTGGGGACTGTGGAAGGAGGCTAGCCGCTAATTCTTAAGGAAATGTTAAGTGTGTTTGAGGGCGGCTTTAATTGTTGCCAGCAATTCGGGGGACGGCACCGCGCTGCCGTATCCGGTCTCCTCCCACCACCGCTTCCGAAGCGCCAGTGGCAGGTCAAACCACTGCACCTTGGTAAAATACGGCCCGCGCAACCCGCGCAAACGCTCGATTTCCGCGATCGCTCGCTCGACGACACCGGCAACGTAGTAGTGGCTGCGTTCGGTGGTCGCCTGCAGATACAAGTCGCGCAGGTCGTCCAGAATGTCGTTCACGGCAGCGGCTCCCATGCCAGATCGGGAGTGAACTCCCTACCCTCGCGCTGGCATTCCGCCTTTTCGTGCGCGTACATATGCTTCCAAAGCTCCTGCCAGAACGCCACACGCTTAAACGCGGCAACATCGTCTACGACAACGCAAATATACGGGTGCTTGCCGCAGGTGCAGGCTAGCTGCATGCGGAATACCGCCGCGCCGTCCGGCAAAGTCTCGGGCAACAATTCGTTGCCCAACACCGTGAACGCGCTGGGCGGCACGATCAAAGATGGATACGCAATCAAACGTCACGCCTCATGGATGAACTGGTGCTCCAAACACCCGCCATCCGATCAGCAGAAACAGAATGAACAGGAATGCGCTGTTGCCGTAGATCCAATTCGGCTGACCCGGCGCCCACCAGCCCCACGCGCTGTACACCAGCCACAGCAGCATCAGAATCCAGAAGATCAGCCCAAAGCCCATGACAGCCTCCTAGTGTTTCCGTCCCCGGTAGTAATAATACAGCCGGTTATACGGGTAATGCCGGCTGGCTTCGCGGCTCATCCTACGGGGATGGCTCCCACGAAATTCGATCGAGGGCGATTGGTCCTTTGTAACCCCGTTCCCAGACGAACCAGGCGAACGGGATGGCACTGCTGGCTTTTGGTCCATTCCAACCCCTCCTGTGCATCATCGGCAGCCGGTTACGGAAAACGTGAACGCGGACCAAACCGCTTTGCTCGAGGATTTTGGTTCGTTTGTTGCTTTCAAGGAATGCCAGCCGAAGCAGCATGATTACCTTCGGACACAGCTCGAGCGCCTTCTCGACGAACGCCTGGGCGTGCTGATACGGCGGGTTGGTCAAAATCACGCCCGGAAAATCGACTTCAAACTTAACCTTCAAAAAATCCAGCTGGGCGTGGGCCTCATCGTAAGCATGCAAGTCCGACGCATAAACCTCGTGCCCAACAGCACGTAACACCTTCACGATGCTGCCGGGTCCGCATGCCGGCTCCCAGATCCTGGGCGGCAAATGCTCGACCTTCTGCAGCGCGTGCACCGCCTCCGGCGGCGTCTCGTAGCAGTCCGGCCCACGATCTTTGTAAGAGTGCTGCCCGCTGCTTGCAGAATGATCCAACATCACCCATCCCATGAATTTACAGCTTCCATAGCCAGTCTATACGCCTCGACCGAGTTTTCGATGCCCTTTTTGGTGCGTTCCGCCTGGCCCTCGGTAACCCCCACGTTGGCGCTGTAAACCCCAAAAAGATTCACGATTGACTTCATAAACGCCTCCTCGAACCCCTTAGTCATCAGAACTTTGATCTGTTCAACATCGTCAGCCATGTCACTGCTCCTTACCTAGCGGTTTCCGGTGCCTCTCGCGGCGTGCCGGCCCTGGTCTTGTCGTGCTCCAGCAAGAGCTTGCGCATCGTGTTCTCAGCTTCGATGACCTTCTGCGACGAGTCCAACACGAGCTTCATCACGTCGACGCTGACGCACGACGCCATCAGCTTATCGGTTTCCTGCTGCCATTTTACAATCATGTTAACCGTGTCTTTGCGCCCGGACCCTGAGTAAAACAAGAAAAACATCAGCAGAAAGTTCATCAGGACCAGCGCGAGACTGAGCGGCTGGTCCTTCATAATGGACATGAAGACGCCGACCTGCTTCGACGTCTCCTCGACCGTCGCCTTCATCGGCGCCATTTACGGCTTACTGACTGCTGCCAATATCTCGTTAAGTGCAGCAGTCGCTGACGCTAGGGCAGCTGAAGCATCAGCAACCGCCTTAGAGCATTTCGCCACCTCTTCAACCGCACGCGCCATCGTGTCGTAGTCCGGTGCCGGCACCGTGCCGTCGGGCGGCTGCTGGAATTCCCAATCGACCCGGCCGAAGCCGTTCAGCGCGATCGCCTTGTTGGCCGCTGGCGTGATGTCGATGCCGGCCAGATTGGTCTTGCGGCCCTTCATGTCCCAGCCGGTTTCGGCCTGGGGGCGGCCCTTCGGCAGCGTCCAGTAATTGTCGTTGATGTTCCACGGCCCGACATCGACGATGTCGCAGACCACCACCTTGTCGTTGGCTCGGTTGGTGATCTTCACCTTGGGCCGCGCGCCTGGGAAGCGGTACGGCAGCGCGCATCCCAGTTCGGCATCGGAAATGACGTGATTCTCGTCGTAGGCCGAGGTGTTCGGGTCGGCCGACCCACCGAACATGGTGCAGACGATGTTGGTCATCACCTGGTTGTTGATCGGCTCTGGCGACTCCGACTGCTTCTCCAGTTCGGCCCAGGTGTAGCCACCGACAATGCCGTCGGCTTCCAGCCCGCGCTGGCGCTGAAATAGCGTAACAGCCGCCTCAGTGTCGGGTCCGAAGTAGCCGTCATCTTCGATCCCCAGCATCGCCTGCAACGCCGCGACGTCCGGCCCCTTGTCGCCGCGGCGCAGGATCGGTGTCTCCACCGTCGGCGGCCCAGTCGGGGCTTCACCGCTGAACAGATCGCCCAGATCCCATTCCGCCACGTTGTCGAACTGCGACTTGGTCGACATAACGCTAACGTGGACATGCTGTGAATGTGGATTCGACCCCGTATAAGCGCGCCAGACCCAAGGCTGCGTGGTCGAGCTGAAGATCCGCTTATTACTGATGACGTACTTGATCCGCTTGTCCTTCTTGGTGCGCAACATTTCCGCGCATGCATAGCTGTCGAACCCCCCTTTCGGATCGTGAGTAAGATCGATCGCCGACACCACGCCCATGGTGCCGTCTGAAATCCACGGATTGTGATCGCTGGACCTCGAGGCGTGGGCGGCGTCACCGATCGAGCCGTCGCTCGACTTGGATCGTTTGGGGCGTGCCGTGTTGATCTGCGAGCGCAGCTTTTCCAGCGAATGTGCCACCCGCCAGTCAGCCATGGAGGTGAATTCCCTCCCGCGCACGGGCATCGGCGTAATACGAAGCCTGATAATTGGTGAACAACGATTCGTTGTGATCGGCCTTGTACCACCAGATCGGCAGCTCCTCACGCCGCTCAACCCGCGCCAACGTGTTGACCTCCCACGTCACATGGTTGTGCCGGTAGAGCCATCGGGTGTACTCGCGCTTCATTGCCTCGTCGAACGCGATCAAATGCTCGCGCGGCACCACCATCACGCCGCCGCAAAACCGCCAGCACGGGTGCTCGTCATTGTAGGTGTAGTCCGTCCCCCAGCAGCCGGGGATCGCGATCGCCTGCTCGCCGTCGGCGCGCTTCAGGAATTCCTTAATGATCTCCGGCGTCACACCGGGGACATGCAAGATGCCGTAGTCGATCCAGACGTAGACGTCCGGCTTCATTTCGCAGGCTTTCGCCGCGTCGACCAGAAACTCGGTCTTCTGCGCCTGCACGATATGGTAGGCGAGCGAATTCTTCTTTGGGTTATCGGACACCGAATGCGTGACGACGTCAGGATCTTCGTAAGCCCGATCGATGAACTTATACAGCCAGCAATCCTCGAGCTTTGCCTGCCGCGACAACAGCGGCGCCTCGAACGCAAGATTGATCAGCGGCCCACCCAGACGATGGTACTCGTCAGCCGATCGCGGATGACCGGGGATCGGAACGTACGCGGTGATGGCGACGATCATGATCCGCTTTCTATAAAATTAAGCACCTCGTCGGGGTCCATGGTTGCGGTCCACGCCTCGCAGTCGCGCACCCCGTAGCTGATCATCAGCTGCTTGCTCTTCGGGAAGTAAGCGAGGCCCGCCACGAACTCGATCTGCTTGTCGTGCAGATAGAACGCTGGCGAGATCCCCATCACCTCGCCGGCGTCACTGAACCGCACAAACCGGTGCTGGTAGAAGCGGTTGTAAGGCCGTCCGGGGATATGCCGCGCCTCATGCACCACCGCGATGTAGTTGCCCATCACCTCGATGACCTGCGACCCGCCGCTGATGCGGCTGACATCGAAGTCGACATCGTGGTTGCGAACGATCTCGCCGGTTTCGTCGATCAGCGTGCCAAGCCGGTATACGAACAGCAGCCTGCCGCTCTTCTGCACCCACGGCATCCAGTTCTTCTCGTGCTGGCGAACCTTGGGCAGAACGCGATAATAGTTGGTGCCATAGCGCCAGTTGGGCATGTCGGCGGCCAACGACTCGTTGACGGTGATCGGCGCCAGCACCTGTTCGCACCAACCCTCGGACGTTAGCTCGCGCACCGTGGACGACGTCCACGGCCGGTTGTTCAACAAGAACAGCCGGCTGTCCTCGAACCCGCGCACCAGCGGATACAATGGTTCGGGCCAGTTTCTCGGCAGCCCCAGCTCGTGCGTCTCTAAAACATCATCCCGAACACGAAGTACATAATTACGAGTATTAATAGGGTTGCTGTTATTGCAAGTCCCATCGGTTCCCTGAATGACATATTGTCCCTCCGGCGTGATGGTGTAGTTGACCGTCCGCACCAGGATCATCGGGATCTCGCCGCACGCAACGCAATTGACCACCGACGGATTGGTCGCGACGTAACCTTCCGGCGGGGTGAACGGAATCTGCTTCGGCACAAACGACGGAACGTGCTCACGCAGCGACTTAAGATACCAATACAGATTGCCGCGGGCCTGCTCGCTGCCGGCTAGCGCCAGCTCGTTGCACATCTTGGCGCCGGCAGCGCGCTTGCGCTCGTCGTAGTAGGCGCAGATCGAGAACTCTTCCTTTATACCGGACTTGTAAGCCCAATCATTGACGAACAGTAAATCGGTCTTGGCATGCGGCACCTGCAGACCTGCTTCAGAAAATAGCAGACTGGTAAAATTGTCCCCTTGCTCACGATAATATCGAGCGAGTTCGTACAGCACTTCTGCACGCTGGGGTCGCATCCGATAGGCAGCGAGCATGTTTGACAGAAAACCTGGGAGGTCACCCATCTGCTTGCGACACAGCGCGAGCCGCATCTGAGCGTACCAGCACTCCTCGGCGTAGCCGCCCAACGTCGTACGCTTTGCGTAATGCTCCGCAGCCTTTGCCCAATTGCCCAAGTCATAATACGAACCCGCCAAATAAAAATGATACCGCTCGATCAGTCCTGAACGAGTTTCGGTCTGGAGGGCTTCCTCCAGAAGGGCAATATCGCGGCTGATCTTGTCGGGTCGGTTAGCCCCGTCAGCATGATCGATGAACTCTGCGCCATCCAGGTGGCCGGCGCTTGCCACATCCAGATATTCATGCGTAACCCCAACGTACCAGCCAGTAGCATCGCGGCTGAGAAGTCGGCGATTAAAGTATCCAAGTGTTCCGGCGACTTGTCGGACGTCATAAGACAGTCCCTTCTCGCCGTTCAACCAAGGTTGCTTGGTGACCTGCAGCTCCATGTCGGCGTCAGCGAGCAGCAGGTAGTCCCACTCCATCCGCGACAACCGCGCACACCGCAAGGCTTCGTTGCGGGCCTGTTCAAAGTTCTTGAACGGCGCAGGCGTGATCTCGAGCGGCTTGCCAGCCGCTTCGAACAGCTCCTTGAGCTTTTCCGGCGTACCGTCGGTCGACCCGGTGTCGACCACGACGGCGCCGTCGATGTGAGGCAATAGTGACTTAACGCAGCGTTCGATCACCGCGCTTTCGTTTTTGACGATCGCATTCCATACCAGCTTCATTTTTTCCTGGTTTCACCGACATCGACCATGTCAGGCGTCAGCTGCTGGGCGTCCAGCACTTCGATCGACTCACCCTCGCCGGCACGCTCGAGCGCCAGGTTGATGGCGTGCTCGCGCGAGTCGGCCTCGACATCGCCAAGCGTAACCGGCCCGATCTTGCGGGACTTTACTCGAAATACCGGCATTGGCCTGTTCCTTACTTTTTCTCGGCTTTGGAAGCAGTGACCGGAGCCGTGGGCGGCTCTGCTAGCACTTCGGTGCACTGCAGGACTTCGATTTCCTCGCCCTCACCTTTGGTGTCCAGAACTTGCTGGATCGCCAGCTCGCGGCTCTCGGCCTCGACGGTGACAGGCGTGATCGGCGAGGTCTTGCGCGCGGTAACGTAGAACGAAGCCATTGGTCTTCTCCTTGGGTTACCCTGTTCCGGTGGGTCCGGTCGTGCTGGCGATTTCGTAACCGGCGGTGTTGGCGTCCAGGATATCGAATTCCTCGCCGGCCGCGGCCGATTTTCTTACCATCGATTTGGCAACATCGACGTTCGCAGCGATCACGCTGAAAACCCCGGTCGGACCTTTCTTGCGATATCGAACGTAAAAGGTTGGCATCGCGCTCTCCTAGCCCGGTCCGCCGATGATGGGACGTGGACGCCCACCGGGACCAGGCGGCCTTGGCTGATTGCCGGTCATATCCACCGGTTGCGTCTGCTGATTGTTCATGCGCGAAGGCTGTGCGCCCTGCATGCGCCGGAACTGCTCAACATTTCCACCAGGCGGCGGCCCACCGGGCGGTGTTCCTGGCTGACCCGGAGGCCCTGCAGGATCTGGCCCGTCGCCAACCGGCCCTTCGTCGCCAGGCATCTTGGCCTTCGACGCGAGGAAACCGGAGGTGAGTTCGGCGGTAATTCTCTGCACGCCTTGATTGACGCCCTCCTGAATACCTTTGTCGACCTGCTCGCTGATGTCCTGGTTCTGTTTGCCCTTCTCCTTGGCTTCCTGCTTCTTCATCAGCTCTTCGTCGGATGGCACCACCTTGTCGCCGTCCAGACCAATCGTTTGCGACACAGAACGCAGCACGGTGCCACGACCGGTGATGCCCATGATGTCCATGTCGATTGGGTTGGCGGTGTGCTGCAGGAACTCGAGCTGACGCTGGCGCTGCGTCTCGCGCTGCACCGCGACGTTGACGCCCTGAACGTAAATATCCTCCGTACCCGTCAGTATCCCTGTCGTATCGGTGAGCATCACCAGATCGGACAGCTGGATCAGCGACACGTCGACCACATCGCGATCGATGTTGGAGGCCACTGTTTGCAAGATCTTACTCGCGTTGGCCATCAGCATGGCGAGGCCGGACGAGGTGCGGCCGGCGCCGCCCGACGCCTGACCGCCGATGTACTTCGGGATCGCCGACACGTCGTCGCTGAGATCGACGAACGCCTTGAAAACCGTCAGCAAGTCGTTGGCGTTGCTCTGCGGCTGAAAGAACTCGACCGGCGGCTTGGAATTGTTGCCGACCGGATCGTTGGTGACGTGCCAGCGTTTCCACGGGAACAGCTCGTCGGTGTTCTCCTCCGGGCGGCAGCGATCGTCGTTGACCACGACCTGCGGACCACTGGAAATTGAAATGTTGTTGACGAGAGAACGCAGCGTGGCGTTGGCGACGTCCTGCAGATCGCTGATCATGTCGGACAGGCCGTTGCCGATCGGCGTGCCCGGTACCTTTTCGAAACTTGTAATGAAATAGTTGTGCCGTGCGCGGGGTGACGGAGATAGGCTGGCTTTGATGCAATGAGAGCCGATGCAATAGGCGTCGATATGGTAGTCCCTCAGTGGATCAGAGACTCCAGGCATTCCGTATTCTTGCAGCACTGCTCCCTGTACATTGCCATGAAACTCCATCTGGGAGATCAACCCGGATCGGTTCCAGGCCGGGTTTTCGCGACTCTCGAGCACCGCTCTCTCAGCGTCGGTCGTATCCCAGTTGTCGTACAGCCCACCCCGACCATATTCCTCGAGTACTTTCCGTACCTCGTCCTGATTGAAGCCGGGGAGATCGAGCAGGTCGTTCAACTCTGCCCGTGTAAGGCGGGACTTCTCGATCACATTTGCATTCGCTATGTCGGCGACACCGGGCGTCCACCAGACGTCGAACGGCGATATGCGGCCCCAGATCATCTTCGGGATCTGCTGGACCGTCGGCTGCCCGCCTCCCGGCGGCCATACCACCTCGGGCATGATCTTGACCATCGGCCCCTTGAGGCAGGCAAACGGGAAGATCGGCAGGTCGACGATGAACTCCGCTAGCGCGTGATAGTACATCCCGCCACGCAGGATCTCCTCGATGCGATCCTCCGCAAGCTTGGCCTGCTTGGCGGCTTTCTTCTTGGCAGCCTCGAATGCGGACTCGAGCAGCGCGATCTTGCGCTTCAGCGTGGCGTCTTCGGGGGGATGCTGGCCGGTGGTCTGCGCCACCATCTGCGCTTCGTTCTTGATCAGCGCGTCGATTTTCTGAAGGATTTCGTCCGGGATGTCCGGGTCGGCCGGCGGACGGATCGCCCAGGGACGGTCGCCGCCAAGGTAGACATCCCGTAATAGCGAAGAAGCAGCGCGGCACTTCTGCGCTGTAAGACGCGCATAAATCTGCGAACCGCCAAATTTGGTCACCTCTCGCATCTTGTCGGGGGAATACTGGCCGTTGAAAACGCGCAACGCCTCGATCAGCCGGCCCGACCACCCGGAGGCGGTGTTGCGATGGTTGCGCATGATCTCGAACTGGCCGCGAATGTAGCCGACCAGCTCAGGCACCGGCGGCGCGTTGTCCTGCGGCGCCGCAGCCGCGGATCTCGCCGCCTCCTGCTCCTGCAGATGCGCTTCCAGCGCCGCAGGCGGGACCACTTGCAGGACGTTTGCTTCGCCGAGTGCCATTCACCCATCAAAGGGTAAATTTCTTAAGGAATCGTTAAGCTATCGGGAGTACGGTGACCGAATGGCAGACCTCACCGAAAACGAGATGGCCGCCCTCGCGCGCGAGATGGTCATGGGCATCCGCAACTACAAACTGATCTTCGCCGACTTCGGCATCGACGAGGAGGACTACTACGAGATCGCCAAGAACGAGACCTACAAACGGATCAAGGATCACTTCACGCTGGAGTGGAACGCCACCACCTCGACCCAGGACCGGATCCGCCTGCAGGGCGCCGCCGGCATCGAGGTGATCATGCCGGTGGTCGCGCGCCGTGCGCTCGACGCCACCACGCCGCTCGCCGAGGTGATTGAGAGCGCCAAGTTCATGGCCAAGGTCGCCGGCATCGGGGACACCAAGGCCAACCCGCAGTCGGCGTCCGAACGGTTTGTGATCACCATCAACCTGGGCGCCGATGTCGACGGCAAACCGGTGATCGAGCACTTCGACAAGTCGGTGGCGCCCGACGCAAACGACGTCAACCTCGCGCAAATCACCCATAAATCAACCACGCCGCCTGGGTGATTTATGGCGCGCTCCGACACCCGCGACTACGCCAAGAGCGACCGCCAGTTCGGTTCGCTGGTCGCGCACCACGAGCAGTCTGAGACGATCCAGAACGAGAAGGGGGAGTGGATCAATGTCTACGGCAAAAAAACTCCCAAAGCTGGGGAGCAGCTACCCGAAACGCCCAGTTATTCGACTGTGGATGAGGCGGTGGAAGCTGCTAAGAAACGATCCGACGAGTACCACGAGCCAGAGGAGGAATAGATGCACCTAATTCGACGCTCATTTCTCGGAGGCTTGATCGCCGCGTTCGCGGCGCCCGCGATCGTGCGCGCGTCCTCGCTGATGCCAATCCAGCCGCTGCTGGTGCCGGAGAACGTCATCGTCCAGGTGCGCACCCGCGTGCTGGGACCGCCGCGCTGCGATCACTGCTTCGCGGCGTGGGGCATGTGCTCGCACACCGGAGGCCCGCTCGACCTGGACGACCATGTGCTGGACCACCGGGTGGTCGAACTGGCGTGTGAATCGCCGCTCGCCCTGCGCACCGAAGTGGTCAGCTGGAAGAATCCGGGCTGGACCTAAATGCCCGTCATTTTCGACGCACCGCCGACGTTGGCCTCGTTCATGAAAAGCGAGGCCTTCGGCCGCGTTGCCGCCGGCCCGGTCGGATCAGGGAAAACCACAGCTTGCCTGATCGAGATCCTGCGCCGCTCGATGGCGCAGGCGAAAGCACCTGACGGATATCGATACACCAGGTGGGCGATCGTCCGGCAGACCTTGAAGCAGCTGAAAGATACCGTTCTGAAGGACGCTCAGGCATGGTTCGCGGGGCTGGGGCGCTGGGTGATCTCGGAAAACTGCTACTACCTCGAATTCGCGGACGTCAAATCAGAACTCGTCTTCATCCCCCTCGAGAACGCGGAAGATCAAGCCCGGTTGCTCTCCATGCAGCTGACCGGCGCCTGGCTTTCGGAAGCCATTGAGATGAATTTTGACGTGCTGGCTCCGGTCAGCGGTCGTATCGGCCGTTATCCGTCCGCCAACCAGGGTGTGCCGAGTTGGTATGGGATCATCGCGGACACCAACATGCCAGTCGAACTCAGCGACTGGCACAAGTTCATGACCGAACCCCCGCCCAACTGGCAGGTCTTCATCCAGCCCTCCGGCATGTCCCCCCAGGCCGAAAACCTCAACTATCTTCTCCAGACCGAACAGACCAAGGGCCTGACCTTCAACCATCCACTCCGGGTCGCGCAGGGACGCAAGTACTATGAGCAGTTCCTTCAGATGTACGGGTCCGATCACCCCTGGGTGAAACGCTACGTCTATGCCCAGTACGGCGACGATCCCTCCGGGGAGGCCGTTTTCAAGTCGACGTTTAAGCCAAGCTTCCATGTGGTCCCGGAAACCCTTGTGATTCCTGGCTATCCACTCATTGTCGGCCAGGATTTCGGCCGGAACCCATGGTCCCTCATCGCCCAGGTCGACCACATGGGGCGTCTGATCATCCATCAGGAGGTCGCCGCCACCAACATGGGCCTGGAGAAGCACATCGATGAGAACCTACGGCCGGCGCTGCTGTCCAACAAGTTCATCGGCTCCAAGGTGATCCTGGTCGGCGACCCCTCCGGCATCAACAAGGGCAGCATCGCCGAGGAAACCTGCTTCGAAGCCCTGCGGCGCAAAGGATTTCCCGCTTTCCCGGCGCCGACCAACGACATCCCGCCGCGGCTGCGCGCGGTCGAGGCCTTACTGGGCCGGCAAACCAACGGAGGGCCGACCCTGATCATCAACGGCACCCATTGCCCGTGGCTAACCAGGGCAATGTCGGGCGGCTACCGTTACAAAAAGCACAAGGACGGCGGGCTGCGCGCCATCCCGGAGAAGTTCGATAAAGAGGGTTTTTCACATGTTGCCGACTGCCTGCAGTACGTCGCGCTTGTGGTGCACGGCGGACTGATGACAGAATTCGCCCGCCGGTTGACGCCGAGGCCACGGAGGGCGGTCTCGAGCCAGGTCACCGCAGCGGGATGGACCTGATGGACAGGATGGATTTTGGCGAAGCCCTGACAGAGCTGAAGCTTGGACACCGGGTCGCGCGCGCCGGCTGGAACGGCAAAGGGATGTGGCTCGAGCTGCAAAGCCCGGACGACAACTCCAAGATGACGCTGCCCTACATTTTCATGAAAACAGCCGACGACAACCTGGTGCCGTGGCTCGCCAGCCAGACCGACCTGTTGTCCGACGACTGGGGGATTATAGTCGCATGAGCACGCCAGACGGCCGCAGCCTCGGAGCCTTCCGGGTCCGAGAGAGCTTCAACCCTTCCGAGTCCAACATGGTCGACAAGATCAAGCGGTTCACCGCCGACCTGATTGATCTATGTCAAGAACTCGAGAAGGCCGACGCCGCCTACCCGTCGGCCGGCGAGCAGACCCGGCTGTGCCGGCTCGCTATGACCGCCTACGAAGAGGCGGCGATGTGGGCCGTGAAGGCCGCGACCACGGTCAAGTGACGGTCGGAAACTTAGTTTCCGGCCTAAATTTAGTTTCCGGCCTTAGCCGGTCTAATTTCCGGCCTTTCACATGAAACTTTACGACCTGGCGATGGCCGAAGAGCGCGACGGCAGCCACATGATGCACGCCGCGAACTGTCCGCACGTCCGAAAACTGGCCGACGACGGCTTTCCGGTGATGACCATGTTCGGCTGCCAAGGCCTGCCGGACATGCTACCCAGGCACTCATGCCTCGAGAATGTGGAAGCTGCACGCTCTGCTGCCGGGTAATGGGCGTTCCCGAGGTCAAGGAAGACTACAAGTGGTGTCCTCATTGTACCCCCGGCACGGGGTGCAAGATCTACGAAACCCGCCCCGGCCGCTGCCGCGACTTCAACTGCCAATGGCTGAAGGACGAGCGGTTCCTGGACTACTGGTATCCGAAGACCGCCAGGATCATCGTCGATACCAAGATCGAAGCCGACCATACCTTCGTATTGTTCGTGGTCGACCCGGACTATCCGCTGCGCTGGCGCGAGGAACCCTACTTCTCGGACATCAAGAAGGTGGCGCAGGCCGGCCTAGACGGCCGTTTGGGCGCCAAATGGACGACCGTCATCCTGGTCAAGAACGACCGGATACCGATCGTACTCTAGCTCGTCGGCCCAGCCGATCCGCCAGCGCGCCGGCTTCAGCGGGTCGACGATGAACGGCCGGTCCCACCACGCTTCGGCCTGCTGCTTGATCGATTTAGGCGGGTCTGGACTAGGCATGGCGTTCTGCGGCATGAGCCAGGATCAGCTCCATGATCTTCTGCCGCGCCGCCGCGGTCAACTGGTAGCCGTAGCCCCACAACGTCCCCACCGAAACGTCGAACGGCGCCAAGCGGCGCCGGATGTTGCAGATGTGCACATCGATGGTCCGGTGCACCATGTTGATGCGCTCCTTCGGAACCGACGGGTTGGCCATCAACAGCAGCATCAGCCCGACTTCGGTCGAGGTCAGGTGGAACACCTGCTGGAGCGCCAGCTCGACCGCCGCCTTGTCGTCGGCGACCATTCTCGAGAGCTGCAGCGCGCGCTGGTCCCTGGGGAAGCCGGGGGGCCAGTCCTCCTTGGGCAGATCGACCAGGATCCCGTTGGTTTTCGCCTCTGTAAGGCGCTCGCGCAAAGCGTCCGACGGCGTGCCGGTGGCGCGCGCGATCGCCCGCAAGGGTACCCCTTCATCCGCAAGGCGGACGGCTACCGTCTCAAGGGGTAGAGGGCCTGCCACGGCTGCCAGAAGTACAGCAGTTCAAAGGGTTTGGCAAAAGAAGACGGCCGGCCATCGAAGCTGGGGGGCGTTGCGGCCGGCCGTCAGGAGTAATGGACTCGAACCCCCGGTATGTGGCCCGCGGTGCCTGGGGTGTCAATTAGCGTAACATGCGGGTGTGGACGGGGGCGCGCACGGCGGCGCGCGGTGCCGGCACAGCGTGCGGCGCCGCCCGCGAAGAGGAAAGTCCGGGGGTGTTAATTATTGTGGCGAAACAAAGAATTTAATTAATCGCTGCGGCCTTTAAATAAATACCCGCGGTATTTATGGCGTATGGAAATAAAATCTAGGGTTGTATTTCCAAAAGCTAGTCATGCATATTTGTGGGTCCATGCAAGTGTTGACGACCAGGCCCCCGGCCTGTCCAGCCTCCCCCCCGGAGGGGGGGAGGGGGGCCTCCTTCTATGGTTAATGGCTGGACCCTCTGTCTAGTAAACAGAGGGTCTAAAGCATATTCTCTAATGATATCAATATCATTCCATTGGCTTGGCCACATTGGGAAGCATATGGGAAGCTTGGCCGGTCCAGGTCCAGGGCCAAAAGGCCGATAGGAGCCGATTCCTTGGATTCCACTAAATCGATTGTCTGGCTTGCGTTTGGATAATGAGATTTCAACCGACTCTAACGATTCCAATGAGTTAGGCCGATTCGGCTGGTCACTAGCTCAAAATCCGGCTATCCGGCACCGATCAATCAAAAACTGCACAAGCTCTTTTGCAATCTCAAAAGCCGGTAAAACTGCACAAGCTCGAAAAGAGATTTAGAATATATATATTTACTAAGTATATGATATTATTATTGTTTTCTTGATAGTGAGCTACTGATTTGTTCTTTTCCGACAGTATTTTTTTTTGATTCTGTTTTTGCGTCATTGCCTGCCGGATTGTCGGATTTTGAGCTAGTGAAAACCGGCCACCGCTAACCCATTGAAAAGACTGGTGGAATGTCTTCCTATAGAATAGGCCAAAAAATACTTGACCGCTATGCAAAAATTCTGTAGGCCAAAAAGTACTAAACCCAAAAACGAAAGGACTCGAACATGCGTTGGATTACAGATGCGGGCCACGGCTGGCTTGCGGTTAGCTTTGCGGACCTAGCCGACGTCGGCGCGGCAATCGGCGATTTTAGCGGTTATTCCTACATCAACCGCAAGCTAGGGATTCTCTACCTCGAGGAAGACTCCGACGCGCCCGCATTTATCGCGCGGCATGCCGGACGGCATTCGGACTATTTTCGGACCCTGCCCGAAACCCACCTAACCGACTCGTCCGATCGAAACCTTGTCCGCCGTTGCCCGCGCCTTTCGCAGGTGCGCCAATGAGCCGGGAAAACGCATTTTTGGCGGACCTGGAGTCGGCCATCCCGGACCTGGAGTCGAACCTGGACGCGCCGGGGGTTAATTGGAACCATGTCCGCGAGCCGGTCAATTTGAGCGGACGCCTAATCGATGCCGCTGCCGCTAACCGCTACATCCTAGCCGGGAAGGCAACGCTAACCCTTGTTAGCGAAAAGACTGGCACGCGATTCACCTATCGCATATCCGCCGCGCCCGATGGCGCGGCATACTTTGTCGCGCTGCTAAACGGCCCGGACAATACGCAAGATTATAAATATCTAGGCCGATTGTCGCGCGGCATATTCTGGCCGGGTCGCAAGGTGCCGCGTCCAGGTGATATCGGCCCGGACGCGCCAAGCTCTAAGGCCTTTGCGTACGCTTGGCGCGCGCTCATGCGCGGCACCATGCCGGACCATTGCGAGGTATGGCATGAGTCAAACTGTGGCCGCTGTGGCCGCAAGCTAACCGTTCCTAGCAGTGTCGGGCAGGGTTTCGGCCCGGAATGCATCAACAAAATAGGACTCGAGTGATTGCAGCCAATGGCGCGCCTAACCCGCGCGCCATTACCGGCAATCATGCCGCAACCGGAAAACAAGGATTCGAACCATGCCGCAAGCAATTGTTACAAAATATCTAGGCCCGTCGAATGTTCGCGGGTCGCGCGTCAAGGCAACCGCACAAGCCGGAAGCTTAACGCTAAATTGGGATGATGCGCTAAACGCTGGCGATAATCACCGCATTGCCGCGCATGCGCTGGCCCGTAAATTCAAATGGTCCGGGGCATGGGTCGGCGGCGGATTGCCAAGCGGCGAAACCGCATGGGTCATGGACCCGCAAGACTCGCGCGACTCGTTTCACGTTGGAGTCTTCGCAGGCTCGCAAGTCTAAGCCGCAATTAACCGGGCGTTAATTAACGCCCGGTTTTTTGCAATTCTTATTTTACAATGTTCTAAAATAAGAGTATGGAAAGAACAAGCCTAGAACAAGGACTCGGACAATGGACACTCTGAAACAAGCAACCGCGATAGCCGGGACAATTGGATTCCCTAGCAAAATGCCAGGAACCTCCTACGGCATAAGCGCAACGCATTGCCTAACCGGCGGCAAACTGGCGAAGATTCCCGGCAGTGTTTGCTTTGGCTGCTATGCGCTTAAGGGGAATTATATTTATCCTAGCGTCCAGGTCGCGCACGCCAAGCGCGAGTCGAACCTCGACTCCCCGCATTGGGTCGCGGCCATGGTCAAGATTATCACCGTATCGCATGCGCGCGGCAAAAACCGGTTAGGCGAGTCAATCGACGTCGGATTCCATCGTTGGCACGACTCGGGCGACCTGCAATCGGTGGACCATCTTGCCAAAATCTGCGAGGTGGCGCGCTTAACGCCCAAAATAAAGCATTGGCTGCCGACTCGCGAGCTTGCGTTCGTGAAAGCGTATCAAGCCGCCGGGGGCGTAGTGCCGCGCAATTTGGTTATTCGCGTTAGCGCAACCATGGTCGACGGTCCTGCAACGAAAGCATGGGCCACAACGTCAACCGTGCACCATGCCAGCAAAGCGCAAGGCCGGACCTGTCCCGCGCCAAGCCAGGACAACGCATGCGGTGATTGCCGCGCATGCTGGAACCCGCGCGTCAAGAATGTTTCCTATCACAAACATTGAAAAGGATTCGACCCATGCATGAACCAAAAGTGAAAGCAACGCCCGCGAAACCCTACGCTGGCAAGCCGACATGGCACGGCAGATTCTACGCTGGCGAACAATGGCACACCGTCACCAATCGCGCGGGCTTGCCCATTGCCTACGCTTCGCCAGAGGCGGCCATTGCTGGCGCTTGGCTGCAAGCGCCAGAGCCAACGGAAGCGCAACGCGATGCCGACATCGCAGCCGAGGACCGGCTGGCAGAATGCTATCGCATCAGCAAAATCGAAAGGCCTGAATCATGAAAGTATCGATTCGCGAAAGCAAGTTAACCGATGGCCTAGCGCGTTTGCTGGTCTACCGGCCACGCGAACGGGCGTTCTCTTTGAGCGGGTCCGCCTACGAAACCAAAAGCGGATATTGGATCGTAAATATTCCGCATGAACCGGCGGACGTTGTCGACTGCAAGGCCGATGCCGCTATGGCGTTGCAAAACCACTACGCAAAACAGGAGGGCTAAAAAATGGAATGGATTCTAATCGGATTCTATCTCGTTTGTTTCGCTTGGTTTGTTTGGTTTCTCATCAACCCAATGGAGGACTCGCAATGAGCCTGGACCCCGTCAACAAACGGCCGAATCCCTTTCGCAAGCGCAAGGGCGGCAATCAATTCGTGTTCCTGGTGGTCGGAGTCTATGAGGACGATTACCAGCGTTTCGCGGAATCCTATGCCGCTGCCGATGCTGGCGAAGCGGAGCACCTAGCCGTGTCCCTGCATCCGGGCCTGATCGTTGCGGGCGTGATCGATACGCGCGGCGAGGTGGTCGCATGAGCCACGAACGGCCGAATCCCTTTCGCAAGCGCAAGGGCCACTGGACAACGATTCGACGGTTTGCAACCAAGCGATTCGTCGTGAAGCTCCAATGGGAGCCGGAACAATTCGCCGATTTGTCCTGGATGGACGCGGCGGACCATCGCAAAATTGAATCCGGTGAATGGATCAATTGCACGTTTCGCGTGGCCGTCTTCCTGGACGGCGCGCGCATTGTCGAGCAATCGCTTGGCAATAGCGTCTATGCGGACCCGGCGGACTTCGCGCGCGAGCACTACGGCACCGCTGGCACGGGTGCCGGGGGCTACTTCTCCGACATGGTGCGCGAGGCCATCCGTGACGCCCGCAAGCACGTTAGCGCCATGTCTGGCCCGCCACGGGTGCGGCTATGAGGAAGCACCACAACCCTAAATTTTTCGCGGTCAATACGCTGTGGACTTGGCTGCTTGGAATCGCCGTCTATGGCGGCGGCGCGCTCTATGTCGTGTCTCTACTGAAATGAGGAAAGCAACAATGGACAAGACTCTGACTGACTTTGAATCCGACTGCTTGCGGGCGCTGGTCCAGGAATATGGGGCGACCCGCATTGTGCAGCTTGTGCGCGGGTTTGAATTCGAACGGCACCTGGAGATCGATGGCCCCGCAATGTTGAGTTGCGCCAAGTGCGGCGTGCCGTTGACCGGCAACGCGGTGCTTTCGTGGGGTGATGGCCCGGAGGCGGGCAAATCATTCTTTTATTGCAGCAAGGCCTGCGAGGCTGGGGCTTGACAGCACATAATGGCCTATCGTACAGATTGGCCTACCAACAAACGGGAGAACCCAATGACTATCGTTTTCGAGGGCAAGGCCGGGGTCGATACCTACCGCGCCATTGTCATCAAGCACGGCCTCAAGATGTATGCCGCCTGTGGCATGCAGCCAAACCGCGCCTATACGCCGACGCGCATGCTGGCTGCCGCTGGCGAGATCACCGGCCAGACCTTCAAGCGTGGCCAATACGCGCAAGCCATTGCCGCGCTGGAAGCCTGGATTGCAATCAACGGAACCAACGGGAGAGACCAATGACCGCTGCCGATATCAGGATCATCCACGCCATCGCCGACCGCGCTTGCGGTTTGTATGAGCGGCTGGGCCACCTGACCGATGCCGATCTGCGCTTCGCACGCGCTGGCATCGCGCATGAGATCATGACCGTTCACAGCCGCATCGTGCCGTTGCGCCTGTCCGCGTTCCTGGACGCGGACGATTCTAACTTCGCCCATGACGTGGGCGGCATCCATCGCCACCTGGAGGACGGCGATTCCCCACGTCTCAAGGATTGCTTCCTACCGCGCTTCGCCAGCGTCTGAGATGGCAGCTTATGCGTTGGGGCAACCGGACTAGGGTCCGAGCATCCCAACGCATGGGCGGCCACCTGGAGCCGATTACGAAGGGCTAAAACCATGTTCAAAGAACCAACCAACGACGACCGCGCGGTGTGGGCGTTCCGCGCCGTGCAGGAGTTTCGCAACGTGTGCCAAGGCTCGCCGCTCGACTCCGAGGAGGGCATCGAGGAGGCAATCGGCGATCTGATTGCGGACCTATTGCATCTCGCACGGCAGAACGACATCGACCCGTCGCTGCTGCTCAATCGCGGCTGGCTGCACTTCGAAGCGGAAGAGGCCGAGGCAAAGGAGGCTGCCCAATGCGCCTAGCCGAGACCACCAACGGCATGCTCGCCACCGTGTGTAGGGACATCGAAACCCTGATCATTTGGGCCGAGGCCGACGCGCAACACGCGCGGGAGAACGACGCGCCAGACACCGCATGGGACGACGAATGTCGCGCCGCCATGCTTCGCAATGCGCTCAAGCTGCTCGAGGATTGCAAGCGATGAACGAATACAGAGTCCAATGGACCAAATGCCCAACGGCATACAACACAACGCACGTTCTATTCGTGGAGGCTGGCACGCCTGCCGACGCCGAGGCCATCGCCAAGAATCACGTCGAGCGCAATCTTGGCGTGGGCGGCTGGATCAAGTTCGAGGTGACGCCGGTCGAGCCGATGCCTGCCGGTCGCGTGCTGGAGGGCAGGCCATGAGCCGCTATCGCATCGACTGGAGCATCAACCACGCCTGCGGCACGCTGCCGGGGCGCTATGCCAACGAGGCCACCGCTGAACGCGCGGCGCGATGCTGGAAGCGCGAGATGGTCGCTTTGGACGATTGTCCGCGCTGCGCGCGTGCCGAGTACCAGTGGGAGGTTGTTTGCGAGGAGGACGAGCCATGCCAATGACGCGATGGCTGTTTGTGGTCGACGTCGACCATGACTTTCAGAACAACCTGGAGGAGGCCGCAACGTGGCTGGAGGGTCAGCTGGACCTGTCCGAGCTATTCAAAACCAAGGTGACGGCTTACCGGTCCGTCAACGATCTGGTGTTCGACTACAACGACAAAGAAGGAGCATTCAAACATGAGCCAACACTTTGACGAAACCGAATCCGTTCGCCGGCACATGCTGGAGACCGGGCAGCCGCAAGCCGATCTGGCGCAAGCCAAAGAACGCTGGGACCACAATGAGGTTCGCGATGCGTTCGAGATCATAGGATTTATGGCACCGTTTTGTGTCGCAATCCGCAAGAGCGACCGCAAGAAAGGCTCGCTCGAATTCACCCACCATCCGCGATTCTATTTCAACTTTGTGGAGGACCGATGAGCATTCATAATCCCGACGGCACGACAGAGCACTATCTGTCGAAGCCCGAGGTCAAGATCACTGCGGTGCAAGTCCTGGGGCGCGATCTGAAGCCCGGCGATTTGTTTTCAATCGCTGGCCCGGACTATTGGCGCACCGCGTTGGACAAGGGCAGCGTTGGCGAACAGGTTTACATTCGCACCAACGTGCCAGCCGACAAATTCGTCGACGCTGACGAACCAATTTATCGCATCACAATCGAGGTGGACTGATATGCACACATACAAATCAATTCGCGATGGGGCGCTCTGGACCGTTGGCCATTACAAGATGCAAGGTTACGAAGAATCCTCTTCCGAGCAATACTGGATTGCTATGAAGGATTTCCGCACGGAGCGGGAGGCTGCGGCCTATGTCAATTACTTGAATGGCGGCAGCGGTGACTTGCGATGAGCCGTGTCAATTTTACGGTTTGCCCGTTCTGCGGCCACGAGCACGACCGTGCCGCCGCTCTTGTCAAGCATCCAGCGCCTGCCGTCGAGCCGCGCATGAAACCGGGTGACATCACGTTGTGCATCGAGTGTGGTGAATTCAGCGTGTTGGGTTTCAACGACATGCTTCGCAAGCCAAGCTCCGACGAAATCGCGATGCTGGGCCGCGATCCGGCAGTGCAAAGGGTGCGCGAGGCGTGGCAGGCAATGCAACGGGGGAAGCAATGAACCAACACACCTATGGCGAATGGAAACCTTGGTTTGCTTGGTACCCGGTGCGGCTGCTTTCGATGGAGTGGAAGTGGCTGTGCATGGTGATCTACCGCAAGCCAGGAATGGGCGGCCAGTGGTCCTACCGCGGCGTCGATTATTCCTGGTACCGGCGGATTTGACAGGCCACATTGGCCTAGTGTACATAATGGCCTATTGAGCAACGGAGAAAACTCATGCGCCTATGTTCCTGTGGTTCCGGCCTGGAGAGCGAGTGGCAGTTCGATGCCCGTGGCATCGAGCTATGCCGGACCTGCGACAAGTGCCACGACGAGAAACTGGCGGGCTTCCGGCCCGACGTGCTGACCGATCCCAACTACTGGGCTGATGAAGCCATCGAGGAGGACTAGCCATGATGGTTTGTCGCCTCATCAATGGCGGACGGCCCGACGATGTCGGCATGATCCCCGGCATGCTGGACCATGTCGACCCGCGTCCCGCTCGCGAGCAACTGGACACTGGCTATCCGCATGGCGGCGGCTGGCGTCCGTTCGACGGCTTCACGTTCGACCAGGACCGGCTCACGCTCAAGTATCCTGGCGACCCGTCGATGAAACCGCTGGCCATGATGCAGCTTCGCGAGGAGCTTGTCCTGGTCTATCCGTGTTCTTGGGTGTTGGTCCTGCAACCGACCGGCGCTTTCGAAGTTTGCAGGATGGACTGAAATGCCAAAATCTTATTACGACGATAACTTTGGCTGCTGGCACGACATGGACGACCCCGACAACGTGGCGTTCTACCAGCAGGTCCAGCGCGAGAGCGTTGTGAAGAAATGCAAAGGCTGCGGGCGCAAGGTCAAGCTGCGCCCCAGCTACGCCATCTGCAATTCGTGCGCCGACCGCGCGGAGCGCGGCGGCGACTACTGAGATGCGCGTCTGGAGCATGCTACGGCAGGGCCAGAAGGGGTGCTAGCGCCTCGATCAATCGGAACGACGGTTCTAGATTGGTCCCTGCCGCCTAATTTTAACGAGGAGACCAAATGCTATACCCGATGACTAAAAAGGAATACCGCGCGGTGCTGAAGCACTACGAACTGACGCAGGCCCGCGCGGCTTGGCTGTTCAACGGCAAGTCCGATCGCTCCGGCAGACGCTGGGCCACCGAGGGTGCGCCCTATCACGTCGCGCTGATCGTCGAGATGATGCTGAAGTTCAAATTGAAGCCCAAGCATATCGAGGCGTTGGGACGTAAATATCACCGCCGGATCGAAGCCATGAAGGATGCCGCATGATCGACACCATCATCAGCACGCCATGCGAAGAGGCCAGAGCGATGGGCGTGACCGTCTATCGGTTCGGGCTGGTGCATTGCTCTGTCTGCGTGCCGAAAGAGATGCCGGTCGCGGACATCGTATACAACACCAACCTGGAGCATCCGACCGGACTCGATCATGGCTGGACCATTGCGCCCGAGACGGCGTTTCGGACCGGCGAGCCGAACCCGTGCGTGTGCAACACCGACCCGCAACGCCTGCACTATTTGATGGTGTGCTGATGATCCTGGAAGAATGATCAAATATTACAAGCTGGATGACCAGCATCGCATCGTGCAGTGCGGCTTGATGGAATGGGCGACATGGTTCGAAACCGGCGACCGCATCGTGCAGCACACTCGCTTCGATCCCGACGTCCTGGTCAGCACCGTATTCCTGGGCCTCGATCACCGCTTTGGTGATCGGGGTCCGCCGCTGTTGTTCGAGACCATGGTGTTCGGCATCAACATGGAGGACAGCGATATGTGCTGGCGCTATTCGTCGTGGGACGATGCCGAGACCGGCCACAAGGCTACCGTGCGCCGGGTCAAGGATTTGCTGGTGAAGGCGAGCGTGAAATGGAGAGCCAATCATGAAAGGTAATCGGGGTGACAACGGTTTTCGGGGGCGAGACGTTGGCGATGGCTACAAGGCCTACAGCCTGACAACGAGCGGCTGGTCGATCAGCGTCAACGACGATGCGCCGGCCGACAAACGCTGGCGCATTGTGCACGAGCTATATGGTACGCGCTACTTCGACAATCACGATGAGATCATGGAGTTCACGGTCAAGAACATGCTGGAACGGTTCGAGCAATTCTACAAAGATGTAAAATAAGAAATGGGTCGTTTTGACACATAGGCCAATCTGTGCTAGACTCCGTTTGTGAATGAAAACACAACGGAGTCTTTTTATGTCTGACGATATGGATATTCCAGATTTTCTCCGCATCCCGGCAGAGGTCCGCGCCGAGGCCTGGAAGCGCAACCCACCCAAGGCGGCGCAATCGTTCAGCGGTCGCGAACTGACCGAAACCGAGAAGGCCTACCGTGCATCCAAGGAGTACGACAAGGCCTTGCGCCGGGAGCGCGACCGTCCCCGGTTCGAGGCGATGCGGGCCAAGGCCGCGGCGGACAAGGCCGAACTGGCTGCCGTCAAGCAGGCCGCGCTCTTGCAGTCTTCTAAATTTAGATCTAAGACTCGTAAATGACGGATGAGGGGACATGGCCGATGGGACTATCGCTCATGTCCATCTGCATTCTGGAGGTTTGGTACGGCGCTTATTGTTTTGACTGGAGGGAACTGTGACACCATACGCATTCAGGTTCAGCACGTTCAGCGAGGCCAACCGCCGGCGCTGCGAACACCCGCACGGCTTCAACCACAGGCTCGACGAATGGTCGACATCCGACTGGATGACGGCTGTCGTGGGCGAGATTGGCGAGGCCGCCAACATCGTCAAGAAGCTCAACCGCAGCCGCGACGGGGTGCCGGGTAACAAGCAGACCGATGAGGAACTGCGCGTGGCCCTGCGCCGCGAGCTTGGCGACACGTTCGTCTACCTCGACTTGATGGCGCAATCGCTGGGCTTCACCATTGGCGAGGCCGCTGTCGAGGTGTTCAACAGCAAGTCGGAAGAAATCAAATATTGGGAGCGGCTATGAAGGTCGATCCCGAGCGGTTATTAGAACCCAAGACCGGCATCTACGTCCGCGCCGAATACGAGGGGGCGTGGGCCAACGCCGATATCGCACACCTGGACCGCGATAGCCTGATGGCGTGGCTGCGCTCGCGCGGCGGCGACAACCCTTGGGCCGAGAACACCGTCGCCATTCTGCTGGGGCATGGGCCTGAGGGGGCCAAGGATGGATAGCATCACCTGCTTCCGTTGCGGCGTCGTGTTTGGCGTGCCGGAGCATTGGCTCAAGAGCCGGCGCGAGGACAAGGAATCGTTCTGGTGCCCGAACGGACACCAGCAGGCGTTCGTGAAATCAATCACCGACCAGCTGCGCCAGGAGCGCGACAGCCTGCGCCAGCAAATGTCCCGCGTCATCGATGAGCGCGAGGAGCAGCGCAAGCTGGTCAAGAAAGCCGAACAGCGCGAGAAGCGATTGCAGAAGCGCACCGCTGCCGGCACCTGCCCGTGCTGCCGGCGCACGTTCTCCAACATGGCGACCCACATGAAAAAACAGCACCCGGAGTTCGTGGCCGAACACGTCAATGTGGTGCCACTCATGTCTAAAAAGCAGCTAACGACATCGTAAGCTGGTTAGGGCAGTCTCCGGTGCAGTATCGCTTTTTTGCGATATCGCATTGAGGAGCCTTAACCCCCGCGTAAGCGGCTTACCAAAGCCGAGGCAACGAGACGTCAGCGGGCTGCTCAGGCCCTATGGCGTAAACGCAACCCTAATTACGCCAAGGACTGGCAGGCAGCGAACCGCGCCTATGTTACGATGAAGAAGCGGGAATACCGGGCGAGGAAAGCCAAATGACCAGAAACAGTCTTTTTGTTTTTGCGCTGGCCTTGGCGACGTTCGCGCTGGCCGCAACATTCAGCTGCACGCAAGTGGATTGACGTGCGCGCCGGGACCGCCCGGTACAAGGGGAACGAGGTCTAGTTGATGCCCAGACAACCCCGACGCGCTGTTGTCAACATAGCAGGGTTGACGGCGGACTCACAATCCGCAATTTTACATCCCCGTAAGCGTTGAGTCGTGTAGCGTACAAGCGTTGTATCCCTGTCCGGCAGCACACGGGCGGGGTGCAGCCCCCCGGCCTGCGGACTTCGTTCTCCGTTGGACGCAGCCGGGGGGTTTTACGGTGATCTAAGGGACTGTCATGGCATACAAAAAAGACTTTGACCCCAAGTGCCTCGATTTAGCCGAGGTCTTTCTGGAGGATGAACCGGCTATCAACACGGACCGAACCTGTGACGAGCTAGCTTTGGAAATTCAGCTGACAATCGAGAATTTCATAGCCGCCAAGATCGCAGAACAAATAGAAGCCGAGGCTCGCCCTTCGCTTCGCATTGTGAGGAGCAATCATGACAACGGAAACCCTAGTTGACGAAGGCCAGACTCCCACCAACGGCAACCTGCCGCCCGCTCGCGAAGCTCTCATTGTTCAAGCCGAACGCATCCACCAGGAGATCGCCCACGATCGCGACATGCTTCGCAAAACCCTTGCGGAACGTGACACCACGATCGCCGGCCTCAAGGCCATGCTCGACGTGGCCGAACTGAACAACACTCAGCTGGAGAGCCGCGTACAGTCTGCGATGCTGGTGCGCGACGAGAAGGTCGCCGAGGCTGAACAAAGCAAATCGGTGTTACGGTCGATCAATGCGATGCTGCGAGCGTTCGACATCGAGGCCGAACCGTTGGTCCGTGACAAACCAGAGCCGGTGTTCGATGGGTCATGATTCATATCGCACTGGGAGTGCTGGTGCTGTTGGGAGGTACACTTGAAGCAGCGGATGCATCGAAAGCCTGTCCGACCCGTCAGGAAGCGCGTCTGGCGTACGGTCCGAAAGCGTACCTCTATTGGTCCGGCGGGCCGAACGGGCAACGCTGCTGGGGCGATCGGCGTTTACGCCGACAAGGTCGCGCTGTGGCACCTGAGAGAAATATCCCGGCACCTGCAGCGGTTGCACCAGCTGTTGCGCCTGCGCCACCCGCGCCGCCCGCGCCGGTAGTTCTGCCGTACGGGCTGACGCCGCCTTACATGTCCGAGGCGGTGCCGCGGTCGATCCTGGACACGCCGCAATGGGCCTGGGTGGCCGACGCCAGGGCGACCTTGCATGAGGATGAACGCGGCCCAATATTTACAACATTCCCGAACAGGGAACCCGATGTTTGGCCGGTGGTTGAACAACGGAGCGGAACAATGATCGCCATGTTTGCAATCCTGCTGATAGCGGGAGCAATGCTATGGCGCTGGAACAGATCGAGGATAAGATGGACGAGCTAGAGTTTACAGGAGACAAAGCCGTATCGCGCCGGGAGGAGTTCTCCGTCTGGTGCACGATGCTTGGTGGCGAAATCGTACCGGTGTGCCGGTGGGTCGACGCTGTGGAGGCCGCGCGGGAGTTTTACCGGTGTTGCAACAATGTAAGCGCACACTCCGGCCTTACGGTTGGCGTTAAGATTGTTGACGGTGGGGACTGCACCAACATTGCGTGGGAGAACGGTCGCGGCTACACCTATGATGGAAAAACGTATGGGGCCACTCCGGCAACATTTTTAGAGGGACTGCAATGAGAAGGAAGAAGAACGGCCACCTCAAGCGTACGCGCAAGCGCCTGGACACCAGCATCTCGCGCCAGCGGGTGCTGAAGCATGCTCGCAAGGCCGGCATCATCTCCAACGAGCAGGCTTGCGAGATCGGCCAATGGGATCAGGCTTGGTATCACCTCAATGCCATGTGTGAGGCGGGGCTACTCACGCATGCCGGCTACAATCTGTGGGCGCCCGCGCGTAAACGCGGCCGTTCACGGATGGCGGTATGATCAAGAAATTTCTGTTTGTTGATTTCGAATCGTATTACGACCCCGAATTTAGTCTGCGGCATCTAAGCCCGCCGGAATACATTCTGGACGAGCGGTTCGAAACGCTGCTGATGGCGGCGTACGACCCGCGCTGGGATGCGCCCAAGATCATCTCGCCGGAGAACATCCCCAAATTTTTGGACAAGTACGATCCGGCGGAAACAGCGTGCTGCAGCCACAACGCGCTGTTCGACCTGTCGATCCTGTCCTGGCGCTACGACTGGGTGGCGGCACGACTAGCCGACACGCTGGGTATGGCGCGGGCGTTGCGGAAGTACAAACGCAACAGTCTGGGCGCGGTCAAGAAGGAATTGTTCGGTGCCGACACCAAGGGCGACACCGTCCACAAGGTCAGGGGGATGCGGGCCGACGACATCAAGCGGGCCGGTCTGTGGCCGGAGTTCTGCACCTACGCCATGCAGGACGTGCTCGACTGCTTCATGATTTACAACAAGCTCAACCGCGAGATGCCGCAGGAGGAGCGTCTGGTCATGGATCTGGTGCTGCGCGCAGCGGTGCAGCCTACGCTGCACGCCAACGTCGAGCTGCTTGAGAAGCATCTGGTCGAGCTGCGGGCGCGCAAGTCACGGTTGATCCGCGAGTGCGGCTACGACAAGGCGGCGCTGATGTCGACCGCGCATTTCAAGAAGGCGCTCGAGCGCCTGGGCGTCGAGATCAAGAGCAAGCTGTCGCCGACGGGCAAATGGATCCCGCAGTTCTCCAAGTCCGATCCATTCATGGCCGACCTGCTGGAGTACGCCGAGTCGCCCAACGACGACACCAATTACCAGGTGCAAACGCTGGCCGCGGCGCGGCTGTCACACAAGAGCACGATCGAGGAGACCCGCGCGGAGCGGTTCGTCAACATCGCCAAGCTGCCATGGAAATCAAACGGTAAGGCCAACGGCGCGCTGCTGCCGATCGCGCTGCGCTACGGCGGCGCGCACACCCATCGCCTGTCCGGTGAGTGGAAGATGAACCCGCAGAACCTGCCGCGCGACAAGGACAAGAGCCGGCTGCGTGAGGCGCTGGTGGCCCCGCCGGAGCACGCCATGATCACGGCAGACCTCGCCCAGATCGAAGCCCGCATCGTCGCGGTGCTGTGCGGGCAGGCGGATCTGGTCGAGCACTTTGCCCGCGGCGATGACGTCTATGCCCACTTCGCTTCGATCGTATTCGGGCGCACCATCACCAAGAGCAAGAACCCGCACGAAAGATTTCTAGGGAAAACCGCGATCCTGGGGTTGGGCTATGGCTGCGGTCCTGACCGGTTTTATCAGATGGTGGTCACCCAAGCGCGGGCTGCCGGCATCCCATTGGAGGGACTGTTCGACGAGGGGATCGCGCACTCCACCGTCAACACCTACCGGGCGCTGTTTTCGTGCATTCCGGCGGCTTGGCGGGAACTGGATCGCCTGCTGGCTAACGTCATCAACAGCCCTAACGAGACTCAGCAAGCCCCTTGGGGGCCGGTGGTGTTCAAATCCGGCCAAATTGTACTACCCAACAAGATGACGTTGCGTTACGATAAAAAGGACGAATATCTTTACGGTGCCAAGCTCCTGGAAAACATTACCCAGGCGCTGGCCCGTATTGTGGTGATGCAGGCTGCCGTGCGTTTGGCACAGCAGCATGGGCTGCGCTTTGTCTTACAAGCGCATGATGAGCTTGTGTTCGTTGTTCCGCACGACGATGTGGGGGAGGCGTGGGGCGCCGTCGAGCTTGAGATGACACGAACGCCGGACTGGTTGCCGGGGTTGCCGCTGGCTGTGGAGCTTCATGTCGGACCGAACTACGGAGCCTGCAAATAGGGGAAATCGATGAGCGACAGAGAGGAACGGGCACGGGTCTATTCCAAGATTGCTCCGATTATCATGGAATTCTACGAGGACCACGCCGGCACTGCCTTTCATGCCGAGGATCTGCGTACGTTCGTGCGCGATCGAGCGCCAGAGATCGCCCCCGATTCTCCTGGCCGTATCTTGCGGGCACTCCGGCTGGAAGGACGACTGGATTATGTAGTTCTTAATCGACGGGATTCGCTCTACCAGTTTCGTACATCACTATTTGGAGGTTTATAATGAAAGGACTTCGCGTTTATATCGCTGGCCCGATGGAGTCGGTGGGCGGCAACTGGAACATGCCGCTGTTCGACTACGTGGCCAAGAAGCTGCGTGATGAGGGCTGTGAGGTGTTCAGCCCTGCAGAGCACCTCATTGATAGCCACGGTTCGCTGGAGAACGTCCTGAAGCTGGACCCGGCCACCCGCAAGACAGCACGCAACCAGGCGCTGCGCGACGAGATCTTGTGGATCATGGATAACGCCCAGCTGGTGCTGCTGCTGCCGGGTTGGGAGCGATCGCCCGGAGCCACCGCAGAACGCGCCGTAGCGTTGGCGATTAAGTTGGACGTGCGCGAGGCCGGCAACATTGTTCTGCCGACCGGGGAGATCGACCACAACAAGCCTATTGATATTGCCCCTCCGGCTAGCTAGATTTACGAAGTTCTAAAAGAGAAACGCCAATGCTGGACGTCGAACCCAAGAGTTTCTCCTGGTCGTTCTCCCGCTTGAAAGCGTTCGAGGACTGTCCTCGGCGCTATCACGAGACGATGGTCAAGAAGGACGCTTGGCCGGAAGAATCGTCCCCCATGCTGGATTTCGGCGATGCCGTCCACAAGGCCATGGCGACGGCGCTGCGGACCAACACTCCGCTGCCGACCAAGTTCAAGCAATACCAGCAGTGGGTCGACAAGGTTGCCCGCACCGAGGGCGAACTGCTGGTCGAGGACGAGTGCCAGTGGGCGGTCACCCGCGAGCTGCAGCCGTGCGCCTGGTTTGCCAAGAACGTCTGGCTTCGCACCGTCGCCGATGCCGTCAAGCTCGACGTGCCGGCGGCCCTGGTGGTCGACTGGAAGACCGGCAAGAGCCTGAACGGCGACCCGGTGCAGCTGCTGCTGACATCATTGATGGCATTCCTGCAATTCCCCGACCTGCAATGCGTCCGGGCGGATTTCGTCTGGCTGCAGGAGGATTCGCAATCCACCCAGGTGGTCTATCGCAACGAGGCTGCGGACTACTGGGCCGATATCACGCCGCGGGTCAAGCGGCTGGAAAACGCGCACACCGCCGACAACTTCCCACCCGTACCGGGGCGGTTCTGCCGGAAATGGTGCCCGGTTAAATCGTGTGAGTACAATGGTAAGTGAACTCAAAGACATCCAACTTGGACCCGTATTCATTGATGCTAATCGCGCGCACGACGATGAACCGTGGCGTTTAAAACGGTTGGATTTGTTGCGGCGAATTTTGTTTTACCACGAGTATATTTTTTTAAAGCAAACGGCGCGTGTTACTGGACTTTATGATCATAAGGGCGCGCTTGCTGTGAGTTGGACTGCAACACCGACTAAAGAACAACAGTCCATGCTTCGTGATTTTTGGGAGGGAGTATTCAACGAAGCTTTGGTTGATCATTTTGTCCGTGGAAAACAAATTACTGATGATTGCGGGTGGGACGGATGTCCGCTTCCAACGTGAGGAAATCACATAATGGCCGATAAAAACTGGACCGACCCGGCGTCGTACGAGACCATCAAGTCTACCGACAGCCAAGAGGCGCGGATAAAAGCTGTACGCGCGGCAGCACGAATATTTGCCGAGACCATGGAGCGGGCGCTGCCGACCGGGCCGGACAAGGCACACACGTTCAGGCAGTTCCGCACGACAGTCATGTGGGCGAACTATGCGATCAGCCGCAACGTCGAAGATACTCGAGAAGACGATCAAAACGGCGGTGAAAAAACGCCTTAAGGAAATAGGCGCCTATCAACACTGGCCGGTGCAGTGGGGGATTGGCGAACGAACACTAGACTGCATCGGTTGCTATCGAGGTTTGTATTTCGCGGTTGAAACTAAGGCTCCTGGTGAGGTGCCTACGCTGATGCAAGACATTACTGCTGCACGAATCCGTGCAGCAGGCGGTTTGGTATTTGTGGTCGACAGTTTGGAGAAAGCGCGTGACCTCTTCAGTGATCATCTCCCGCGCCACCGGGCACGTCCTGGTGCCCTACAACAATAGCCTTGAAACGCTCATCACCGATGAAGTCAAAACCATCGAGCATCAGCACAAGACCTTTGCCGTACTGCCGCACACTCCAGCTACCCAGATGCAGCTCCGCGGCGCCGGGATTGAGGTGCCAGCCCCCATCCTGTTTCACTATGACTGGCCCAGTGGTGACGGAGCCATTCCGTTTCAGGTTCAAAAGAACACTGCCTCTTTGGCGACTAGTCATCTGCGGGCCTACGTTCTGAATGATATGGGCACGGGCAAGACTAAAAGTGCGATCTGGTCCTGGCGGTTCCTTTACAATTCGGGGGCCGCCAAAAAATTACTCGTGGTTTGCCCGCTTTCGACCATGAAATTCGTCTGGTTACGGGAATTGCACCTTACAATGCCCGAAATTAAGACAGTTGTATTGTTCGGTACCCGGCAGAAACGTCTAAAATTGCTCGACCAGGACGCCGACGTTTACATCATCAACCACGACGGTCTGAAGTCGATTATCGAGGATTTACATTCTCGGACCGACATCGACGCCATGATCCTCGACGAACTGGCGGTTTACCGTAACAACAGCCTGCGGTCCAAGCGGATGCGCGAGTTCGCCCAACGGTTTACCTGGGTCTGGGGGCTGACCGGCCGGCCGATGCCGAACGCCCCGACCGACGTCTGGAACCAGTGCAAGATCCTGACCCCCGGCACCATTCCGAAGTACTTCCGCCACGCCCGCAGCCAGCTGATGCTCCAGGTCAGCCAGTACAAGTGGGTGCCCAAGACCGATGCGATCGACACCGCGCTGACCTGGATGCAGCCCTCGGTGCGCTATTCGCTGGACGACGTGGTCGAGCTGCCGGAGGCCATCTACCGGACCATCGACGTCGAAATGACGGAGGAGCAGGCCACCACCTACCGCAAGCTGGCAAATGAGTTTGCAATCCTATTGCGGAACCAGGTCATCACCGCAGCCAACGCTGGAGTTGCCATGGGCAAGCTGCTGCAGGTCGGTGCTGGCTACCTGTACAGCCAGAACCCGCTACATGTTGTGTTGGATGCAGAGCCACGTAAGCAGATGTTGTTGGATCTGATTGAGGCAGCACCACACAAGGTGATTGTGTTCGCACCCTGGCGGCATTTGATCGAGGGCCTGTCAGCATTGCTGACGGATGAAAAGATAGATCATGCTGTGGTTCATGGGGATGTAAAAAAGCGAGAGCAGATTTTTAATGCATTCCAAAATACGACGCAGTACCGTGTCCTGCTTGCTCACCCGCAATGCATCCATCACGGTCTTACGTTGACCGCGGCCTCGACCATTATCTGGTACAGCCCGGTATGCAGTTTGGATATTTACGAGCAAGCCAATGCCCGGATCAGGAGAGTTGGGCAAAAAGAGAAACAGCTGTTTTTACATCTGCAATCGACCCAGATCGAACGCAAGGTGTATGACATGCTGCGACGGAAACAGCGCACTCAAGATGCGTTTTTAGAAATGATCAAAACATCAGCGTCCAATGGAGAACTCGAACATGATGAAATCTGACGTTAAACCAAACATCCAAATCGACAAGCGGGTCGCGCAATACGTCATGATCCGCGACGAAATCGAGGCGATCGAAGAGCGACATCGGCAGGAGCTGAAGCCGTTCGTCAAGGCCAAGGAACGGCTGACCGGCGAACTGCTGGAATTCCTCGATGGCAACGGACTGAAAAGCGCGAAGACCACAGCAGGTTCGATCCGAATTTCGGTCCGGCACACAGGGGTCTGCACCGATCCAGATCGGTTCATGGATTTTGTGTTCGAACACAACCTTCGCGACTTGATCGACCGGCGGGCGAACGGTGTCGCGTGCCGGGACTACGCTGAAGCCCACGACGGCGTGTTACCACCCGGCGTCAAAATTAACAGCATGCGAACCATAGGAGTGACTCGAGCATGACTGATGCACCCAGAGCTAACAAAGTCGCTACCGCTTTCCGGCACCTTGACCCGCGCAAAGGGCTGGCTGACGGCATTGCTCCCAGTTTCCCGTCCATCCGCTACAAGGGGAAATTCTGGAATCTAATGTACGGCGGCACCGCTTACCCGTTTAAGCGTGACGACGACGGTACTCCGTTGAGCTACATCGACGGCGTCATTGTGGGGGTCAACCCGCATGTGTCCAGGGCGTATTTCGGTGGCGTCTGGAGTGAGGAATCGGCTTCGCCACCGATCTGTTACGCGGTCGACGGCGAAGTGCCCGACCCCGGTGTGCCGGATCGGCAGTCGCCGTCCTGCGGCATTTGTCCGCGCAACGAGTGGTTCACAAAGGCTGATGGGGGCCGCAGCAAGGAGTGCCAGGAACATAAGCGGATGGCGCTTCTGCTGATGCCGACCATGACCAAGAAGATGCTGGGCGCACCGTTGATGGAGCCGGTGCATCTCAAGATTCCTCCCGGCAGCTTCAGGTCACTGAAGAAGTACTCGGACGCCCTGCAGAACGAGAACACTCCGTACCCCTCGGTGGTGACGCGGGTGTCGTTCACACCAAACAAGCAGTTCGAAATGGCGTTCGAGATAGCCCAGTATCTCAGCAACAAAGAAGCCGAGGTGGTGCTGCCGCTGCTGGATAACGGCCAGACCAGAACAATCCTGGGCACGGTGCCGGATGCGCGTGCCCTCGCACCGCCCGCTGCAGCGCCTGCCAAGGAGAAAGTTGATACCGGTCTGCTGGAGGCGTTCGGCGCCGAACCTGAGGCCAGAGGCAATGGGCAATCCACGCCAGCGCGGCGCGGCCGGCCCGCGAAGGATCGGGCGGTACCTCAGACGATCGAAAACGCGCCGTTCGATCCGCCACCGCAGCAGGCCAGACCTGCAACCAAGGCAGCCCCCGTGGAGGATCAGCTTGAATCGGATACATTCGAGGAGAGCGATTCTGATCTTGATGATACTGTCGCCAAATTGATGGGCGACAAGATGAACAAGATGATGAAATAGTCCTGCCAACCAAGCAGTCATACCGTGGATGTACGGGGGTTTCTAGAAAGCGTAGTCCCCTGGGATCTGGGGGGCTACGTTTCCATACACTGGCACCTCCCCAAGCAGAAATTCTTGGGGAGGTCGGTCCAGTCGGTCGATGCTGCGCTTGCTCTCGTCACCGCGCTCAAGACCAAAACCAAACACAACATCTACTTCTGCATCTCGCACCAGAAGCTGGGCGACGGTCTCCGCAATAAAGAGAACGCCCAGGGCCTCGTGTGCATCCCGATGGATGCCGACATCAAGCCCGGTAGCCCCAAGCACTACCAGAGCTTGGCGGAAGCCGTCGTGGCCATCCTCCAGTTCTGCGATACCGCCGGCATCCCGCGCCCGTCGTTGATGGTCGCGACGGGTGGCGGTCTGCACGTCTATTGGCTGTCAGATACCGTGCTGCCGGTTGCCCAGTGGCAGCCCTATGCCGACGCGGTCAAGGCCGCGGCCCTAAAGGCCGGCGTGAAGTTCGACGCCGGCTGCACCGGGGACGCCGCCCGCGTGCTGCGCGTGCCGGGTACCCTCAATTACAAGTATGACCCGCCCCCTCAGGTCCGCGTGCTGCCGAAATACGGCACCGGGGAGCGGCTCAACTATGCCGAAGCCTTCAAAGCGATTTTGGGTAAACCGCCCCTTACTGGCAATTTACATGTCGCTGATGCATTCAAACAATTACCGGTCACCCCCCTCGCTGAGACTGTTCTAAAAGAGATTCCACCGCTACCATTTGCACCCATCAAGGCCGAGTGCGGATGGCTGCGCGAGGCCCATGAGACGGGAGGCAAGGATTACGACCAGCCGCAGTGGAATCTAACAACCCTCATCGCAACATTTTTGGAGAATGGACATGACCTCGCACATGAACTTGGCAACAAGCACCCCACGTACGACTACGAAGACACGGAAGATCTCTGGGCGCGGAAAAACCAAGAACGCAAAAGCAAAAACATCGGATGGCCGCGCTGCAAGACGATCGAAGACTCTGGAAGCGTTCACTGCGCTGGATGTCGGCATCGCGCCAAGGATAAAAGCCCCGTCAACATCGGTTTCGAAGCGTACACCAACCCGGTCGACGAAGACCTTAAAGAGCTTGGCGGCTCGCGGCCGGCAGACCTCCGGCTCCCGGCGGGCTTCTGTCTCAACGACAAAGGGCAAGTCTGCGCGATCATCAAGGCGAAAAAAGTAAAGGGCGGTATCCAACCAGCGCGGTTGGTGGTTTGTCTGAGGACTCTCATCAGACATCCATCACTGCAGTATCAGGAAGGCCAGTTTGGTGTTGGGTTTATCGCCGATACCGACAAGTCTGGCACCATCGAGGTGTTCCTGAGTTCAAGCAATTGCTTCGGGCGCAAACTGTTGGAGCGTTTGGCTGAAAAATGCGTGCTCTACAATAACGATCGAGAGGCCGAAAAAATGGTCCAACAATTTGCTCCGGCCTGGTTGGATAAACTGTTGAAAGCAGACACCGCAATCCGCGATAGCGGCACCATGGGTTGGCGCTTCGAAGCGGGCAAGCGGATCGGTTTCGTTTACGGCAACACGCTCTATCATGAGAACGGAACGAACGTTGCATTGCTCGCGTCAACCGACAGTGACTTTCGCTCTTGGTACGTGCCGGCCGGCACGCGCGAGGTGTGGCTGGAGGCGTGCAAGCTGCTCACCGACAGGAAGCGGCCGGAGCTTGACTGCATCATAGCAGTCGGCTTCGCCGCTCCCTTGATGACGTTTGCCGGCACGCTGTATGGCGCCATCCTGTCGTTCTGGGGTGAACCCGGTACCGCCAAGTCCACCGCGCAGCAGGTCGCAGCTGCCGTGTTCGGGCATCCCAAGCAGACCCGCGAGAGCCTCAACTCGACGCCCAAGAGCGTGCAGGGCCGGTTGGGGCGGTGCCGGAACCTGGCCGCCTACTGGGACGACATCCAAGATGAGCGGCACCAGGAGGCGCTGTTCAACACGATGTTTGTCGCCACGCAGGGCGCGGAGGGCGGCCGGCTCAACACCGACTCCACCTACAAGGAGCGGCTGGAGTGGCAGACCCTGTTGGCGGCGTGCTCGAATTCCTCGTTCGTCGAGTATCTGGTCCGCAAGCAGAAGTCGACCACCGCCGGCATGCGGCGCGTGTTCGAGATCGAGTTCAACAAGCGGGACGATGACATCGGCATGGTCAACGCCGTCGATGCCGGCCGGGTGTTCGGCGCGCTGGAGCAGAACTACGGCGTGATCGGTGCCGAGTACGCCCGGATGCTGGCCAGCGAGCACGTCGCGATCGACCTGATGGTCGCCGACACCTGCAAGGCATTCCGCGAGAAGGTTGAAGGGACCAGTGACGAGAATTATTGGTGGGGCAGCTGCGGTGTGTTGCTGGTCGGTGCGCAGCTTGCGAACCGGTTGGGGGCTAACCTCGATATCGAGGCCATGGAAGAGCATCTACGGATTTCGTTTATCAACAACCGCAACATCCGCAGCGGTGAAGGCACCGAAGGTGGTTCGTACGCGAACACCGAACACGCTCTGGTCAGCTTCCTGAACTTCTACATCGGGTCAGGCAACTCAGTGGTGGTCGACAGACTTTTTGAGCATAAGCACAAGCCCGTCAGTGTGTTGCGTCAGCCTGGAGATAATCGCCCGGTGTACGTGGAGATCGCGCGCGATCAGCGCAAGGTCGTGTTCTCCAAGCGGGAGATGCGCGAGTTTCTCGCCAAGAAGGAGATCCAGGCGCGGCAGGTTTTCAACGGGCTGGCCGGTTACTTCAAAGCCGTTGACGTCAAAATCACTTTGGGTGGCGGTACACGTTGGACGCAGGGCCAGGAATATTGCATCGAGATCACTGTCCCGTTTGGTCAGCCGCATGTCCTCAACGATCTGTTGACGTCGCATGGATCGTCGAAGCAAGATTTTACAGTGATCAGTCCCGAGGCTTGATGGCTTTCTCTTTCTTGCTCTCGCCCTCGGTCTTGGACAGCGTGCCGCCCTTGCCCTTCTTCTCGTAGTCCTGCTTCTGCAGGCTGGTGCGGAACGTGTCCGGCACCTTCAAGAATTTCGAGCGGGTGGTGATCGACGGGCCACCCGAGGCATAGCCGCAGCTGACCGGGCCTTTGCCTTTGTAGTTGTATGACTCAGCCATGTTATTTTCCCTTCTTTGGAATTTTTCCACCCGCCTTGCGGGCCACATCGAGTGCGATCGCAACCGCCTGCTTGCGCGGCTTGCCGGCCGCGATCTCGGCCTTGATGTTCCGGCCGATCGCGGCTCTGGACGCAGACTTGGTCAGTGGCATGTTTGCTCCCTTTATTGCTGCCGCCTCTGCTGCTGCTCCTGCGCGCGTTCGAAGCGTTTGATTTCGTCTGGTGTAGCGTAACGATAGAAATCCTTCGCTGCCTTTGGCGTCAGCCGTGTGCTCGGGTCTTGCGTGGTGCGAATGTAGAATTTCTGCAGCGCCTTGGGGATGCCCAGATCGGACATCTTGTCGATCGCTTTGTCGAAGTCGCCTTCCTTCTCGCTCTTGATCAGACGCCGGATCTCCGGCAGCGCCTCGTTGACGGAAAACTGGTGCTTCTCGCGGCCCTTGTAGAGTTCGCCCATGGCGGGACCGCCGGGGGCGCCGCGCGATGCCGTCACGCCGACAAGCGGACCGAAGGTTTGGAATTTACTCAGCGTCGGGTCACCCTCACCAGTAATGAGGTTCTTCGCACCGCTGATCTGGATCTCCGGCGTTTGGGCCGTAGCAATGTGCTCAAATATTTTGGCTATGTTCTTGGTGTATTTTCCAACCGAGTCGGCGTTCGGATCGTAGACCTTGCGGCCGAAGCCCTTGTCGTTGGACATGATTTGCCAAGCCGGACGCGCCATCGTGCTCATCTTGCGCCGCATCATGTCGAGCGGAGCGGTCGCCCAGCCGACGAATTCCTCGCCGATCTTGCCGGCCGGGTTACGAAGGTAGATGGCCTGACCGTCATTGGTGTAACCTACCCTGACACGGTCCTGCTTGCCCGGTTCGTTCTCCGATGTCGACGACAACGACTCCATCAAATGGAACGGCTGCAGCAGCGCCCACGGGTTCTCCTCCACATGCTTCATCATGCTGTTCATACGTTCGATGTAGCCGCGGCCTTCTTCGTCAAGCGTCTTGTCGCCCTTCAACACGTTCAACCCGCTCTGCAGCAGCGAGTTGCCGATGTACATCAGCGCGATGTCCAACCCGATGATGGCAACGGCTTTGCGCCTGGCGTACGACTTGATGTAAGCCATAGCCTTCGGGTCGAGACTGCCGACGTCGCGTTCGATCTGTGCCCGCACGTCCTTCGGCATGCCGTTGAACATGTCCTTCATGGCGCCGATGTTGCCCAGCGTGAAAGAGCGCGAGAACATCAGCCCGTTGGCGAGCTTGCGCGCGCCGTCGGACATCGCTTCGTGCGGGATGGCGCCGGCATAGCGGTTGGCCAGGTGGGCGGCCGTGCGCGAAGCGGTCTGCCGGTCGACGCCCTTGGCCATGATTGTTTCGCGCAGATTGGTGTAAAGCCCCATCTGCAGATCGCCGATCCGGTCCCATAGCAAGGTGTTGTGCCAGAAGTCGCCGGCCTTATCGATGGCGAGCTTGGTTTTGTTGCTGAGTTCCTTGCTGAACAGTCCGGGTACGAAGGCTACAACCTGCGAGGTCCAGGATCGTCCCGGCGTCAGGTTCGGTTCTTCCAGCAGGGCATGGACATCCTGGTTGAAGAACCGCTTGCCGATCGGCACCAGGCCGCTGTCGATCGCCTCGCGCATGACAGCGGGATCGTGCTTGGCGCGGTTGCCGTCGAAGTAAACCCTGAAGGTGAGAACCTTACCCGGCATCGCCGGCAGCGCGCGGCCCCACTCCACCGCGTTGTGGATCATCGGCGAGTTCATGATCACCGACATGGACTTGGATTTGAGGTCCATCATCAGGTTGTAAAGCGGACCAGACGGCTTGGTTAGGACTGCCCGTAGCGGACCTTCGAAGTCACCGCGGACGTAGATCGGCACCTGAACAAAATTGTCGCCGCTCTTGCGCCAGGTCTTGAGCGACGGGTGATCGATGGTGAACCACTCGTGGTCGCTACCGGTCGGCTTGAAGCCTTCGGCTATGACGTCGGTGCCGGTGCGCTTGCCGATCTTTTTGATGTCATCGACCATGGTGCGGCCGGCGATCGCATCCTCGAGTCTGGCGATGACGAGCGGCAGGGTGCGGATATCCTTTACGACCTCGGCCTTATCACCGAACTTGAGCTTTGCAGCCGCTTCGGTTTCTGCCGTGGTCAGGTGCTTGCGGTGCTTCAGCTGCGGAGTGGTGGTGCGCAGGTTGAGGCCGATCGGATCGAGGTTGGTTGGTCCGCCTTCGCTGCTGCCCCTGGCGAGGTTGATCAACATGCGCGGCGTGTAGGCCGGCAACCCCTCGCCTTCGACCATGCCGAGAGCACGGGCGCGCTCCCACGCATCCTTGCCGCGTTCGTGCAAGTCGTTGAGGGTGTCGCGCTCTTTCGGCGCCAGGGCCTTCCATTCCGGCGTGCTGCCGGCCGCCTTGCCCTGCTGCTGCGCCACGCTCTCGGCGTCGGCGGCTTCCCACATCGCCTTGCGCCGTTCCGGGTTGTGGTTCTTCTCGATCTTGGTGTCGATGTCCGACCATTCCCAGCGGTTGCGCCGCAACGTGTTGGCAAAATCCTTGGCCAGCGCCATGCTGGTCTGAGTGCCGCGCACCATCGGAGTGGCCAGCATCTGTACCGCGTGACCGATATCAAACAGTTTGTTGCTGCCCGCTTGGACGGCTTCCATGATCTTGCCGGGAGGTGCCTGTGGCGTTCCCGGCGCGGGGGTCGCAGTCAGCTTTGGGCCAGGCGGCGTCCCGCCGCCACCGGAGGAACCGGTGACGGCAGGCGCGGCTTTGGCAGCGGCGGGGGTTGTTGACGCGGCTGCCTTCGGCGGGGAATAGGGCTTGCCACCCATCTCGAAAATCTGATGCGCCTTGTAGCCGGCGTTGCGCGCGAACACGGCGGCTTCGTGCACGGTGGCGCCCGTGAACACCGCGTCGTCGTGGGTCTTGACCTTGGCCTTGGCGCCTTTGCGTTCGGCACCCTCCATGTACGGCTTGCGCGGCTCCTGCTTCGGCCCGGTCGCCTTTTCGTAGCCCTTCTCCAGGATCTTCTGTTCGGTGCCGATCGGCAGCTTCTCGGGGCGCCGGCCGATGCGGCGCGGACCGCCTTCACGCCGCGCGCCGGGGTCACCGCGCGTTGCGCCTGGTCGGATCAACCCTTCGGCCATGAACGAGTCGCGCGCGCTGCCTTCCGGGATCGGGGTGGTCTTGCCGTGGTACCGCTGCCGCCGCTTGACCTCTTCCTGCAGGCTTCTCTCCAGTTCGTGGGATTTGTTGACGCGCTGCGACAGGTCGTCGGTCTTGCCCCTGGTCTCCGTCGGCTTCTCGGTGCCGCGACCGGCTGCGATCATTTCCTCGTTGAGCTTTGTCCCCTCCGCTCTGGCCTTTGCGAGGGCGGCTTCCAGTTTGGGCTTGGGCGTTGCGGCGTGCGGGTAGAGCGGCTTCTCTGCCGCAGCTGCCGGCGCCTCGGCTTTCGGCGCGCGCTTGAGGAAGTCCGGGATCTCGAGATCGTCACCCGGTTTGGGCAACGTCTTGACCTGCGCCGTTTCCACCGGCTTGGGTTTGACGGCTTCTTGCGCCTGCGCCTTGAGTTCGTCCGGCCGAACGCCGCGTTTGGCCGCCTCTTCACGCAACCTTGCAGGTTGGTTAAGAAGCGTGTTCGCCAGCTTGACGTCGATCGGCGCGGTGGCGCGCGCCGTTACGTCGGCGGCGTGTTCGGCGATCTCTTTCTTTCCCCTGGCGGCTTGCTCTTCGGCGTATTTCACGTTCTCGGGCGGGGCAGGCTCCCTCTTTGGCTGCGGGATTGTTTCCGGTTTCTGGCTGGCCAGATCCTTGCGCAGCATCGCGACGTCGGCCTTCACCCTGGCCTCGATCTGCTTCGGGGTTTTCTTGCCTGTGTAGCTGTCCAGCTTGATGCCGTTCAGCGTTCGCGCCAGCGAGCCGCCGATCGCGGTCAGGTTTGCGCGTGCTGCCCTGATCTCGGGCGGGATGCGTACGTCCCCGCTGTTGATGTCGCGGATGCGCCAGCCGGCGGCGTTGATCTCTTCGGCCAGCGCCTGACTGCGCGTTACGGCCCGGTCGAGCAGGGTGGCGAGTTCGTTCTTTGCCGGCGTGCTGCGGTCCTTGAGCAGTGTGTCGAGTTTCTTGTTCTGCGCAGGCTCCAGCATGTTCCTGGCGGAATAGCCTTCCTTCGGCTTGTCGCCGCCGACCCGCGCCTGGTACTCGGCGAGCCGTTGCTCGTAGAACTTCATATTTTCCGGCGTGACCCGGTTGGTGTGTGCTGCGGCGCGCATGCCGGCGACAAAACTCTTGGCGTCCGGTTGTCCGGTTGCCTCGATCTTTTTGGCGATCGCCAGCGCCTCGCGCCCGATGAAGCTCATGTCGGCGGACGGTTCTGCCGGATGCTCCGGCAGCCCCTGACCAGCTTTCTTTCTGGCGTCTATGTCCGCCAGGATTTTGAACGACTCCTCCCGTCGCGCGGCGTCGGTCTTCGGCGGCGGCTTCATGGTCAGCTGTTCGGCCGGGACGAAGTAGTCTTTCCCCTTGTAGGTGACCTTCTGGTACTCGCGGCCGTCCTTGCCTTTGCGCGGCGGGTCGGGCGAGACGCGCACCGGGCGCTTGCCGGCCTTGGTGGTCAGGATGGCCTGGCGGGCTTGCGGCGCAGCGGGGCGCGCGGGCGCAGCTGGAGCAGCTGCCGCGCCCGGTCCGACCGCCCGCGTGATCGCGGCGTCGATCTCCGGCGTGGACATTCGTGGTACGGGCGGTGCGCCGCCAGCGGGTGGTGAAGTGGCAGCGGGCGAGGTTGCGTCCGGCGCAGGCGCCGCTTTCCTCCCACCTGGCGGTTGTGTTTGGATCTGCCCGACCGGCTGCGCCCGCTGCCGGAAGTTCGGATTGTCGGTGACGTACTGTCCCTGCTGCCGTCCGGGCTTGAAGAACGGCATGCTGTCGTTCTTGACGTCGGTGTATTTCACCTGGCCGTACCGCTGCGCGACTGCGCGATCGGTCGAGAACTCGCGCGGCGGCTGACCGCGGCCCTGGTACATCCGGGTGTGTCCGCCGGGGACTGGTGGTTCGGTGACGCCTTGCGTCGTCCTGGTGTTGGGGTGCGTCAGTGACCGGCTGCGCGGCAGCGGCTCCACGACCGGTGCCGGTGGCGTACGTGATGGCGGGCGCGGCGGTTCGAACGTCGTGCGCGGGGGGACCGGCAGGGTTTCCGTCGGTTGCCTGAGTCCGGCCTGGATCGTCGGATCCATCTGCCCCGGCTGCAGGACATGGATGCCGGCCGCCGTGCGCGGCGCCACACCGGCGGCTTCCTGCGCTAGGCCTTCGCCGACCGCGCTGTGCGGACGCGCGTTCGGTTCTCTGGGCCGCGCGCTGTCCGGCACCGCCGGCCACTGGGTCTCCCGTGGCGGCGGCAGCTCCTTGGCGCTACCGGCTCCAGCCGGTGTGGAGTCCGGGCTGTGCCGGCTGGCATGGTGCGGCGCGTTGAGCGTCAGCCCGTACTGGCCTTGCGCATCGACGGTTGGCGGTGGCTCAAGCGGCAGCTCCGGCTGCCGGCTGACCCCCGGCCGACCTGGCTGTGCCGGTTGACCGAACGGCAGCGCGGGTTGCGCCTCGCCGCCACCGATCTGGGCTTGCTGCGGCCCGCCTGCTTTGGGGAGATGTGGGGGAGCTTGGGTATCTCCGAACGGCAGCTGCCCCTGATCCGGCGGTGGCGCGGCGGGTTGGATCGGCGGCGCGGGTGCGGGCGGCGGTGCTGGCGCGAAGCGGGCGCCGATCTTCGCTCCTTGTGTCTCTCCCCACTGGCTCCACGGGCGCTTTCCAGCGAACACCGCGCCGCCAACGGCGCTGGAGGCGATCGCGGGGAGCGCCTCCTTGGCTGGCCGGCCATGGTACATCTGCACGCCGGCTTCCCAGGCCGCGCCGATACCGCCGCCAAGCACCCTGGCACCGGTCGTTATGGCGGCCTTGCCCAAACCGGCAGCGCCGCCCGCGATGTTGGAGATGGCTTTACCGCCGTAGGTCGACCAGGGATGGGCTTCCTCGTTGGCGCGGCGGATCGCGGCATCGTCTTGCGCGCCCCACGCCCGCAGGCCCTTTTCCTGCAGTGCCTCGGCGCCGAAGCCGCCAGCAACACCCCCGATCAGGGTGCCGCCGACCACGGTGACCGGGTTGAATCCGGCGGCACCAAGCGCGGCTCCGGTCCCTGCGCCGAGAACAGATCCAGCAGCTGCTGGACCTAGGCCCTTAGCAACCTCGCGACTGAACGCTCCCAGCGGGGTGTCGGGTTCGACGTAGTCCTGCCACTCGTTGTCGCTGGCTCGCTGGACGGGCGGGGGCGCTTCCTGTCCCGACCACACGTCTCCGGTATCCGACATCGACGGCACGCGCGGTGCTTCTTCGGGCGGCTCGACGTAGGTCTCCCACTCGTCTGCGGGTTTGGGCGCGGGCTGCTCGGGACTTTCGTCCGTCATCGTCCCGGTGCCGACCGCCGACTGGGCGTATTGCTGCGGGGGATCTACGTAGGTCTCCCACTCATCCTCCTCGACCTCGCCGCCTTCCGCGTAACCCTCGGCATCCTCGAACCCGGACTCGTCGTAGCTCGACGCCTCGAGTTCTTCCTGGAATCCGGTCTCGTCGAAGGACGATTGCTCGACCGGGTTTGTGTATTGCTGTGGATCTTCCGTGTATTCGTAACCAGGTTCATCTTCCTCGAACCCGGCCTCGTCGTAGCTGGGTGCACCCGACTCGTCCTCGAATCCGGCTTCGTCATAGCCTTGGGTGCTGCGCTCGTAAGGGCTGCTGTACTCTTCTCTGCTGAAGTCGCCGCTCTCGTAGTCGCCGGTGTAATCCGACGGAGCTGAATTCATGCCGTCGGATAGCGTTGCGGTGTCGACGGGAACCTCTTGTTGCCGGATGTTGATGTCGTCGATGCCGGCGTCTCTGGACAGTGGGGTGCTCCAGCTGCGCGTGGCATCGTCAATGGCGGTCCACCCCTTATCGAGATTTCGAGTTGCGGTGTCCCAGGCCCTGCCGACCGCGGTGGGGTGCTGCTGGTGGTAAAAAGCTTCTCTGATGGGCTGGACGATGTTCGTGTATTCCGCGCCGTTTATTTCTCCGGCCCAATAACGCTCCGCAGCACGCTGCATGGCTGCGTGTTGTTCTGGTGTGCCGATCGGACGTCCGCGCCGGTCATCAATATTCGTGGCCTGCGGCAGCCGGTCCCAACGCACCCCGTATGGCCTGTAGCCGGTGTCAGCCATGGCTATTGCGCCGGTGCTGGTTGCTTAGGCTGGATGGACCATTCCTTGGTCGACTTCTTGGTTCTCCATACCCACGGAGAGTCCGGCGGGAATTGCTTGCCGCCCGGAGGTGTGTCGCCACGGTAGGTCTTCGGATCGGTGCCTTCCGGCCACGGTGGCGGTTGCTGCGGAGTTGCAGCCGGCGTGGCTTGCGGTCGAGCCGCTGCAGGAGTCGCTCCATTTGCACCCGGTGTTTGCGGCGCTGGTGCGGGCGCGGCCGGTGCAGGCGCGCGCTGTCCACCCGGTTCTGGTGTTTGCGGCCGGGTGTAGTCGACGCCGCCTGGAGCATTGAGGGTTCGCAACCGCTCGATAAATATCGTGTCTTCCTCCGACATCGGGAACGGCTTGCCGCTGTTCTTCAAATCTTCCGACCAGGCCCTGCGCCGGGAAGCCAGATCGCGAGCCTGGGCCTGCACCGCAGCGGACTGCATCCGGGTGACGTTGGTCAGCCAGTTGGCGTCACGCTGTGCCTGGACGCGGTCGCTGTTGCGCCGGGTGTTTTCGTCTTGCCTGAGACGTTCAATCTGCTCACGCTGCTCCGGTGTCTGCTTGAATCGGTTGCCTTCGCGCGTGACTTCCGCCTTGCGCTCCTGCAGCTCGAGCGCCTGCCGGTACTTCCCGCGCTCCTTGTCCTGGTTGCTGTACGGGAAGGCCTTCCAGGCATGCATGTCCAGTTTCCAGGCGCGTATCTCCGGCGAGTCTTGGGCTGCTGGCTGCAGATTTTGGTTCGTCAGCGCCTGCTGGTCTGAAGCCGGCTGTCCGCCCCGGTGAATAACCCGGCCACGGGAGTCGATGACTTCCGGCAGCACGCCAGGAGACGCGGGTGCAGCTTGGCCGGCGCCGTACTGGTTGTTCGCCCGTCCGCCGATATCCGGCTGCGCTTGCCGTTCTCTGACCGCGTGTTCGGCTGAAATACGTCCGCCGGGTGTCGTCGATGGATACACCGGCTGCTGGCCGCCGGGGTATTTGTAGTTGGGATCCGAGAAAGCCGGATCACCCATTTGCTCCCGAAGCCCAGGGCCATAACCCGGCACGCGCCGGGTGCTGAAGGCCGGAGCACCCGAGGGGTCGTAGCCGGACGGGTGAACCGTGATGCCGCGCCGGTTTGCCTGCTCGCTCGCACCGACGCCCATCACGCGGGGTGGCTGTTGGCCGTTGCCTGGCGCTGCGGTCTGCGGCGCCCCACCGGTTTGCGGTGGCGGCAGCTCCTGCTGGTGATGGTACCCAGTGCGCATCCGCGCGCGTTGGTCTTCGTAGGCCCGGTGCTCCGGCCGGACTTGGGTCGGATCGGCCATCTGCTGGTAACCGGGCACGGACGCTTGCCGGGTCGGCGAGGCGGACGGCGCACCGCTCGTCAAAGGTGCTGCCTGCGCGGTTCGTTCTGGACCAGGCGGACCGCTCATACGCTGGGCGATCGTCGGGTCCGGCGGTGGAGCGTTCGGCGGCGGCGTGCCCGGACCTTCCGGGTTCAGGTACCCGGTGCCGACCGGCGAAGCGTCGTTCATCGTCAGCCGCCCGCTGTCGGACGGCATCGGGCCGTTCGCGCTGGCCATTTGGGTCCGGCCCTGCCGCACCGGTTGCCCCGGCTGCCCGGTCAACATGGTGAAGTTGGTGTCCAGCCCCTGTTCGGCGGTGTGGTCGAACAGCGAGAGCGGCGAATTAGCGTAACGCTTGAATTGCTCCGGCGTCAGGGCGTGCTGGGTCGCTGGCTTGTCATCAGGCTGGATGGTCGCGACGATCCTGCCGTCCGGGCCTTGCGTGAATTTCGTCTCGTCGCCGTTCGGGATCAGGTTGTTCAGCTTCTCGGCCAGCTGCATCGCGCCGGCGAAGTCACCCTGTTCGGTGGCGGCGATCATCAGCGCGCGCACGCTGTCGTACGACGGCCGCAGCGCCTGCACGAACTTGGACGCGGTGTCGATGTCACCTTTGTCGACCAGGTTCTTGAACGCCTGGTGGATGGCGCCGTTCTGGCCGAGGCTCGGGTTGGTCTGGTTGGTGCGGTCGAGCAGCTCCGTCATCTGCTCCGGCGGCATGCCGCCCTTGCCGGACACGTAGTCCTGCACCGCCTGCATGTTGCCGGGACCGCTCTGGGTGCCTGACGGCTGTGTGGACGCAGCGGTCTGGCGCGGCGGTGCCGGCACCTGCGGGGCGGGCGCTTCAGGCGTTGCTGGCGGCTCCGGTAGCGTCGGTTCCGCAACCGCTTCGGTCTGATCACCGCCGGTGGTGCCGGAGACCCCGGACGGCGCGGCTTGTGCAGAGGCCATGCTGGCGTCAGCGAGTTGATCGCGCGCCGGTGCCGGTGCTGCGGCTGCTTGTGCGGGCGCGGGGGCGCCTTGCTGCTCCTGGCCGACGCCCAGCTGCTTGCGGGTGTAGTCGAGCACCTCCGTGAGCGGAGTGGACGGCGTCCGGGGTGCCTGCTGATCGAAGCCGGTGTCGTCCGGCGGGGCCTCTTGCTGCTCGTCTTCGTCTTCAGCCGCCTGCCCATACCCGGTCCGCTGCGCCCGCTCGTCGCCGGCACCGCCCCCGCCTTCTTCGTCTCCCTCTTCCGCTGGTGCTCCCCGGCTGGTTTCCCGCCCCCCTTCACCGGCTTCGTCTTCCTCCAGTTCTTCACCCTCTTCCGCAGCCGGTCCCCTGGCTTGCGTGACGGCCTCATCAGGCGCTTCGGGTTCGTCGGGTTCCTCTGGCAGTTCAGCCTCTTCCGCCTCTACCTGCTCCTCCGGCAGGGCAGGTTCTTCCGCAACCTCGGCGTCATCCTCCCAATCGTCGTCATCGAGCACTTCGCCACCGGCTTCATAGCCGTAGGCGTCGGGCGCCTCGGGGGCGCCCTCCGGCCGTCCGCTTAACGCCTCACGGTCCTCGGCGTAATGCATCGGGTTCTTCGACCGCGAGTCGAGCGACACCGACATCAGCATAGGGTTGACTGATCCCCCCTCGGCGTAGCCGGTTGGACGGCGGCGTTGCCGCATCGGTGGCCGCATCGGCCGTTGCCCCGGCGGCCGTGGCCGCATCGGGCGCGGCCGGCGGCGGCGCATCATGCCGGGGCGCTGCGCCAGCGCGCGGCGCGGCATCCGAAACCGGCGTCGGCGCGGCCTCGGGCGCGGCTTGCGGCGCACTGGACCGCCGCGCGCGTAACCGATGCCGGGGCCAAAGTCACCGCCGCTCGAGCCTTCGATGCCGCTGCCAGGGCTGTTGGCGCCGTCGATCGAGGGGATCCCCGGCGGGGTGCCGGGTCCGGTTGGGCCACCGTAGCCGGTTATCATCACATACCCCCCGGCATGCCGCTCGCGCCGCTGTAGCCGGTTTGGGCCTGTTCAGGTTTCCCGCCCCCCGACCGGTTCTTCCGCGCCTGGGCGATCATTTTGTAGAAGAATTCTTTGCCCTTCCAATGCGCTACGTCCTTCGGGATCACGAACTCGCCGGCGTTCAGCCGCGCGTTGACGTCGTCGACCTTCGATCCGCCGGATGGCGACAGCGAGTGTGACACGAACCCGCCTTGGGTCGGCTCCGGGCGCCGGCCTGCCGATCCGCCTCGGGCCATGCGCTGCGGGCGCTGCATCCCGCCGGTGGTCGGGGCCGGCATGCCGTTGGCCGAGATGAAATTACCGGGCATCTGCGGCCCGCGACCGATCGGAGTGGGGCGCGGTCCACCCCGTGCCGGCATCGGTGCACCGCGCTGTGGGCGCGGCGCCTGCTGCGGCCTTGGCATCCGGCCACCGGGTCGCGGCGGCGGTGGGGTAAGCACCCCGGCACCCGGAGGCGGGGGCGGCATCGAGCCGCCGCGCGCAAAGGCCGGCACGCCTCCTGGCGGGGGCCGGCGCCGCATCGGCGGGCGCGGGCGATAGCCCGTCATCGGGCGGCGTGGGGGGCGCGGGCCACCGGGGCGCTGCATGTTTCGTCTCCTTGCTTTGACCGGGCCACCACGGGCGTAGTCGCCGCCATAGTCGCCGCCAGCGTCCTCGTATTCGGCGCTGCCATCGTCCTGGTAGTCGTAGTCGCCACCGCCACCGCTGGTGTCGCTGTAGTCGGTGTCCTCGTAGTATTCGCTGGTGTCGCTGTAGTCGGTGTCTTCGTAGTCACCGTAGTCTTCGGTGTCCTCGCCGTAGTCGTAGTCTTCTTCGCCGTAGTCGTAGTCTTCTTCGCCGTAGTCGCCGCCTTCGTCGCCGTAGGCGTCTTCGTAGTAGTCGTCCTCGCCCCATTCGGCGTACGGGTCGTCGTAACTCTCGCCGTAGTCCTCGCCGTAGTCGCCCTCGTCGTAGTATTCCTCGTCGCCGCCCCAATCGTCGTAGTAGTCCTCCTCACCCCAGCCGGCGTACGGGTCGTCGTAGCTTTCGTCGGCGCCCCAATCGTCGTAGTCGCCGATGTCACCGTAGAAATCGTCGGTGAAGTCGCCGTACCCAGCATCGATCTCGTCGCCGTAGCCGGTGTCGTCCCACTCACCGGCGCCTTCATCGAGAGGCACGTCCAGGGTGCCGAGGTCGCCGTAGGCGTCGTCGGTGTAGGCGTCGTACGTGGAGTCGAATTCGCCGGTGGTGGCGCCCTGGCCGATGTCCGACCAGGTCTGGTCGCCGCCGAACTGCGGAGCCTCGTAGCTGGCCGGCACGATGTCGCTGCTCCAGCCGCCGTCGTCGCCCAACCCGTACACGGCGCCTGCCGGGTCGGCTTCGGCGACCTGCGCTTCCGGGTCTTCGCCGTACTGGCTGGTCGGTATTCCGGTGCTCGGATCGAACGCCCCTGGGGCCACGTTCTCGTCGCCGCCATACGGATTGTATTCACCAGCGACTTCGTTGGATGGCGGGATACCCGCATTGGGGTCCATGGTGCCGTCGTCAGCAACAGCCTCGCTACCGGGCAGTTCCTGCTCGCTGTCGAACACCTCAGAACCGGGATACTCCTGCGGCAGCTCCTGCTCGCTGTCGAATACCTCCGACCCCGGATACTCCTGCGGCAGCTCCTGCTCGCTGTCGAACACCTCGGAGCCGGGATACCGATCGATAAAGCCTTCCTCGTCGAACGACTGCGCGCCCGCGCCAGTGTCCACGTCGAGCGGCGGCTCCTGCCCCTGTCCTGGCCGCGGTGGCGGTGGTCTTTGACCCGGCGGCTCCTTGCCCTCGCCCCCGCCACGGTCGGCAGCTTGCCGCGGTTGCCCGCCGCCGCCGCCGCCCTGCTTCTCTTGCTGCGGCTTCTCTTCCTTCGGCTGCTGCGATTTGCTGCCGCCGCCACCATCGCCCGACTGGCTCTGGCTGGTGCTCTGCTGATCGCTGGTCGATTCCGAGGTGCGGCCCAGTGGCGGGTACTTCAGCGACGAAGCGGTCTGCAGATAGCGGTTGGCGCTCTCGCCGGCAGCCACACCGAATTGCGCGTTCTGCAGGCCGGCCGAGATCGCCTGGTTGCGCATCGCGTTGCCGGCGGCCTGGGACGCCATGCGCTGCTGGTTGCCGGCACCCGCTGCGGCGGCTGCGGTCATCACGCGGTTGGATGCGTCTTCGTTGTAATATCGCCCGCTTGAGGGATCGATGCCGTAGGATTCCAAATCGCGGATCGCGCTCAAGCGTCCGCGTTCGCCGGCCTGCATCACGCCGGCTTCCGCCATCCCCATGTCGACGGCGATGCGCTGCGGTGAAGCGTAGCTCAACGCATCGCGCATCAAGCTGTCGATGTTGCCCTGGTTCTTGTTGTAGGTGTCCATCCCCCATTGATAGACGACGTCAGACATCCGCCTGGCGTGCTGGGCGATCTCGCGCAGGATCGGACTCTCGGAATATTCCGGGATGTAGGTGTCAGAGCGGCTTTCGCTGTGACCGGTGCTTTGGCTAGAGGATGAACCTGCCATGCTGATAGACCCCGGAAACGGCTGGACCTCTCCAGCCTCGGTCAGGGTGGCAGCAAATTGCTAAGAAATGGTTAAGGGTTAATCGTCCTCTTCTTCGAAAGAGACGATGACCACTCCCCCCTGAGCGCGACCGCTCACAGATATTTCGGTTCTTACTTTTTTGAGGGGTCTGCCTTCCAGCGTGGTTGCCGAAATGCCGCTGGCATCGATGGACACCGTCCCGATCGGCACCCGCACCCAACTTAAGGCTATTTTGCAGAACACATGCCAATACGCCCAAATCCCCTCCGGCGGATAGGGGCCGCTGCCCCAGCATTTGGGTGGTCCCTCAAGAGGGACTGCCGTTACGGGGACCGATATATGTTCTCCAATAACAGTTATTGTATCTGGGTTAAAAATATCACCGTGCGGGTTCAACGACCCTGACGTGTGATTATTAGAAGACCCGCCGCCAGAACCAACCGGCTTACCGATCAAAATAAAATTCGTAGCCTGGCCGAACTGCGTAATTTTTGGGTTGTCCCATTTGGTGAATTCATCAGGTGCAAAAAGTAAATTTCCTGTACCCGGTGGAACCGGCTCCCACGGTGCGCAGCCGCTTTCAATGGGAGTGTTGCTGCCGATGCAGTGTATGTTCCAGAACCAGGTTGCGGAATAAGACTTCTTCGGCTCTTCCTTCTTCCACTTCACCTTGACGAGACGTTCGAAGAAGTCCTCCTTAAACGGTTCGACGCTACTCTCTCCCCTGCCGGTCAGCGGCTTTTTGTAGAGCCACTTGAACAGGTTGTCGTCGTCCCGCTCGTTGTTGCGAAACACCACCTTGTGCAGACGCTCGACGTAGCCGCGCGCCTTCGGATCCTTGCCGACGTAGCCGGCTTCGTTCTCGATCTCGACCTGGTACCAGTCCGGGAACGGCGAGATGGTGTAATTCCTGTCGCCGTAAACTTTGGGCTGCCGTGGCGCCCTCGGCAGGTAGGTGTTGTTGACCGTCAGGCTGGTCGTGATGTTGCGCAGAATGTCGCGCATGATGTTGACGGCACGGATCAGCGACGGCAGGTCGGTCGCGATCGGGATCGCCGGCAGCCTGGTCGGCGCGGTGCCGCGCGGATTGGAAGGATCCTGGCTGTGGCTGATCGGACAGTGCGGCGCAACGCTGCCGTTGCCGTTGCTCATGCCGGTGTGCCTTCACCCTTGTCGCCGTAGCGCCAGACCAGATAGCCCTTCCAGGCCCGGTCGTACCACACCATCACCTCGATACGTTCCATGATGGCGTAGATCTCGTCGTCTTCTTTGCCGTTCTTGTCGGTGCCGATGTATTTGTAATTTCTCTTGACCCGCAGCTCCTTGCGCTCGACCCAGCGCGCCAGCCTGGTCTTGTCGATCGTCTTGTCCTGGTCCGGCTTCGGCTGCTTCGGCGGCGACTTGGTGTAGACGTTGTTGATGGTTCGGTCCGATGTGATCTGGATCACAATGCTGCGCAGAATGTTGACGGCAGCGATCGCCGACGCCAGGTCGTGCGCACGAGGAATGTTGGTGCGCACGCGGATCGACGGCGTCTGCATCGGGCCGACTGGCTGGTCGCGGCTGATCGGACAGTGCGGCGCAACCTCTCCGAAATAGATTGGCATCAGTTCCGGCCTTTGTAGACGAGCTGGTGCCCGCTCATTTCCTCGCGCCACTTCGCTTGCTTGACGACCTTGATCTCGATCGATTGACCCTTGTGGTCCTTGTGCGGGGCGTAGATCACCTCGGTGCCGTACTCCCGGCCCGCCTCTTTCCAGCTGACGTCGTCGTAACCGGGGAATGGCGGCGGCGGTGCCGGATCCGGGATGCCTTTCGCGCCGGTCGGGTAGTAGTTGTTCACCTGCGGCGCACCGCGCGTGATGTTGTTGATCACGCTGCCCATCCGATTGATCGCGGTGATGACCGAACGCAGGTCGTGTGCCGGCGGAATGTTGTTGACGTCTGCGCCGTTCTTCATCTGCGGCTACGTCGAGATCTTATGCTGCGTGTTGCTGATCGGACAGCTGGGGG